GCTAACCCAATCTCGTAGTCAGCTAATAGCCCTTCCCATTGGGCCTGCCATCGCTGGTATTTTGCTCCTGTATCGTGTTCAGTTTCCATCTTTAGCAGCATATCCCAATTTCTGGAAAGCCGGCTTTCCAAAAGAGCCAGATCAGTAAGCGAAATCATTTAGCTTTGGCTACTTGACATAATAACACTTCACACTTCACTTTACCCTAGATTCACATAAATATGAAGTGAATCTTCTAGAACACTTTATCCCATAATTTAGGGATAAAGTGTTAAGGAGGAAGGTCGCCATCGTCCTCTTCTTGGGGTGCTGCTCGGACTCCATAGAGCTTAAATTTACCCCGCTTGCGCAAAAAGACAAAACTTTCGGAGGAATTCAGCATAGTGGAAACGGTCGTATAGGGAACCCCCGTGGCAGCGGAGGCCTCTGACGGCGTAGCCTCGCTAACCTCTTGCAGATATGCCCGGAGCTTATCGTGGTTCGTAACCTTGCCGCCAGCTACTAGTTCGGGAAATTCCCGACCACTGGCCTTTCGCACCTTAACCAGGTCGCTCCGCCCTTCTGCATCTCCTTGGCTAAACTCGAAGGCCAGGAAGTATCTCTCTGGAAAACCGATGTCGTTAGCCTTGGTGACTTCCATCATCAGGCCGTTAGTGTTTCCCTTCCGCTCCGAGGCAAGCCTGATCATCACGTCCGCGCCGGCATCCTGAAGAGTTGACCCGATTAAGTGCCCCGTGTCGGCCCGAGGGGTATGGCCTAGAACCAACCAGGTCCCCCCTACCGTGCGGAGTAGTCCGATAGCCTTTGCCGCGGTGGTATCATCATTCAGGGCACCGACCTGGGTGAATGAGAGCGAGTCCAGGATGAACACGCCACCAGCGTGCGCTTGCAGCCAGGCCCGCAACCGTGGGGCGATAGTCGGCAGGTGCGCCCCCGGCGCATGGAGATAGTCCATGCAGGGGAGTGTCGTAATGGCGAGCACCGCCATCAGCATCCGCGCCCGTCTCTCCATGCTCCGCTTGGGCCTTTCCAGGTTGACGTAGAGCACAGGCCGCGGTTGGGGTATTGGCCAGAAACCATTAGTAGCGCCACACATGTTCAACCCCATAAGCTTGGCCAAGTAGCTTTTGCCTGTTCCCTGGGGGCCGTACACGATGGTGATAGCATCCTCTATCAGATAGGGCACAATCACGAAGGACATGGCCGGTATTTCCTCTCCTGGTGCATAGGTGTCCAGGGCAAATTGGTCCTCTTCCCAAAACCGGGGTAGCTCCTCAAGGAACATATCAACATCGTGCTTGAGATAGTCCAAGGGATAGGCTGCTTTACTAGCATCGCTAAGAGCCCCATGAGCCTCCTTGCAGAGCCGCCGGCGATCCTCATTCCGCTTGACTGCGAAATCGTCGGCTGCCAGGCGGGTCTTCCGATCATAGATAGCAACTTCAGCATAGAGATACCCCCGCTCTCGTCGGATATCGCGGGCATGAATATATATCGTGCTGCCAGATTCCAGTTGGTTCTGCCAGTAGACCGAGTGGTCTGGGCGAAAGCTCAGGTCCACTCAATGTCCGTGTAAACATCACTGATAGGAACATGGATGCCTTTGACATAGGCACTTTCCACCGTGCGCGATATCTCCTGCCAGTCTGTTTCTCCCTTCTCATAATCTGATTCCCATCGAAGTTGCATGATCCGTAAGGCTAAGCCTAACGGCATCCCGGCGCCGCGGAGGAAATGGGCCTCGATGTAGGCCGATTTGTTCCGGTCACCGGCGACTACTTTTTCCTGCCAGGGCTTCGGGTAGCTTTGCCCGTTGCCGGCCGGCTCTGTCTGGATAGCGAGCATTCTGGCAAGCCCCGTCCACGCTACTCCGATATGCTCTACTTCTTTCGGCTCCGCTTCGCTCAATAGGGTATAGCCCGGCGTCGGAGGTGCCGCCACCTGCTGCCCCTGGGTTTTCAGTTCGACCTCTACTGGTCGCCCGTGCCATGTGGCGGTGAACTTCGTCGGCCTGGAGATCACGCGCTCCCGTACGTAGATGTGGCATCGACCGCGCACCGTCCGGACCGTTCGGGTATGATTCGTGTGCTTGACCGCAATCTCTGCTAGTTCAACATCATCCAAGTCTAGCACGGCGAGGTTGCGCGAGGCTGCCCCCAGTAGTACGCCAAGGCCCCTCGCTTCCTCCCAGGGGAGTTTTTTTAGGGCGGCCAGGCTATATGGGATCTGGCTCCAATTAGGCGTTATAGGCCGCTTGGCAAATCCTGCGCCATCCAGTGCCAAGGGGATGGTCATGTAGCCCTGCTGAAAATACTCTAACGCGGCGAGGTAAAGATCATCACTCATTTGGTTAGGTCACCAAGTCGCTGACTGTTTTTGCATTCTACCCAATCGGACGGGCGCAATCAAGACTCCATCCTTAATAAGGCTCGCCCCGAAGTGGCACGCACACCCGGGGTGAAGCACGATATGCTCACCACTATCTAGTGCCCAGAAGACGAACGGCTGCCCTGTCCAGACGGACTGCCCGCAGCGTAAACAACGATAGCCTTCGGGTCTCCAGTTGGGATCAAGCATAAGCTTATCGCCGTGCCTGATTATGCCCAATGCAAACTCCCTGACAGACTCATGACAGCGCCAGGCCAAAAAAGAAGGGCAAGGATCGCGCCCTTGTCCCCTGGCTAGCTTGGTTTCTTGCCGTTCTTCGCTTTGAGAATCTGGTCTATTCTCTGCCGGGTAAGCCCAAACGCCTCAGCAATCTCCCGCAAGGCAAGTTCGGGATGCTCTTCACGCATCCGCCTGATGGCCTCATTGCGGTAGGCCAGGCGTTTGGGCACCAAGTCATACTTCATGTCCCTCGCAATATATCACGCCCGCAAATCATTTGTCAATAGCCTACCCCGGCGCAGAGCCAGGCCACTCCCATAACCCCAGCATCCCCCTTGTAGGTATGGGCTCCAGCAACATCACCACCTCGGTTAGCTCCCAGGCGTACCTCCCTATGGTGAAGTCCCCGAAGGCTTCTTCATTCCCAGGTAGCGTGCATGGCATGTTGGCCGTCGGTACGCACCGCACGAGACGGCAAGTAGCAAGTATCTTGCCCAACGGCAGGGTATGCCAACGATAGTTCTGGGACCAGAGGATTGATCCGAACGGCTCTTTGTCGCATAGGGCTCTGGCCCACTTCGGGAAGCTCTTGGCAGCATGAATCGCCAGCGGCCCCCGGTAGGCTGTCCCCCAACTGCGCGTCTCGTATTTCTTCTCGCCCAGGGCCACGAGGGTCGCCCAGGGTTGAGTGAGAGTCAGGCACCGCATTAAGCTACCCCTCCTTTCCTTTTTTTGCGGGGGGCCTGTCACCGGCCCAGGCCCGCCCACATCATTAGCCGTGCCACGTCGCGCATTGCCTGTGCCGTAGCGACGCGCTGCCTAGCCCTGCCGTTGCATTGCCGTGCCGTAGCTGCGCTTCGCCTAGCCCTGCTGTGCCAACGCCGCGCATTGCCTGTGCCGTGCCGTGCCTCGCCGCGCCAAGCCGTAGCTGCGCCCTGCCTTGCTCTGCTGTGCCGTTGCCGCGCTTCGCCTCGCCGGGCACAGCCGTTGCCGTTGTCGCCGCAATGCTTTGCCGTGCTTTGCCGGCGCCGCGCGGCGCTTTGCTGGGCTTTGCCTTCGCCGGGCGGTGCATCGCCGTGCCGTAGCTGCGCTTCGCCGGGCGGTGCCTTCGCCGCGAGGCCATGCAGTGCCGTAGCTCTGCTGCGCTTTGCCATTGCCACGCTCTGCTGTGCCAAAGCCAGGCCCTCGCGCTGCGTCTACATACGCGATAGTGTGTAGGAGACGCGTCCGTAGCTGCCGTTCCGAAATTGGCCCAACCCCTTGAGCGCCCCATAGTCCAAGAGCGCCACCAGGAGTGCCTCGGTGATCTCTGAATGAGCCAGTGTCCTGACCTCGAACCGGATCACCCGCCCAGCATTCACCGTGTCCGAGCGGGCCAGGGTGACACGAGGCCCCTGCGCCGTCATCGCTCTCAACGGGCGCTCTATTACCCCGTCCGGCTTCTCCGCCAGCTGGATACGGCGCGGGAAGACAAACACGTAGTCGTCCAGCTTCGACCGGAGGTTTTTGACCTTGAGCTCGGCCTTGAGCACGTTGCCGGCTTCTTTCAGGAAGCCTTTGATCTGGTAGTCATACAGGAAAATTCCTGTATCATCCGTGTGAAAGCCGGTCCATCCCTTCTCTTCCAGGTCGTTCTCCGGCACTGTGTCCACCTCACCAATACTCGCGCTCTCCTTTTTGGTCGCGATGTAGGTGGCGTAGATGTCCTTGTCCTTGGGAACCGTCCCGAGCAATGGCTCTAGCAGCGTTAGCTCCACGACGTAGTTTTTTGTCTCCATTTTCTATCCTCCTTTTTCGGGTATCTTCATGGAACGCAGGTACACCTTTAGATCAATCATACCCAATTTATATCGTCTTCCCTCCTCGCGTGAAGTCGGGCAACGGTAGCGGGCCTTCCAAGCAGTGCCACAGGTGAAGCACCTCGGCCAGGTTGATATGATGGTCCGCAGGGGGAAATACCTGATAAGCGGTCCGATCATCCCCGATGGTAAAGTGCTTCAAGTGCTTCAGGTCAGCGTATGTTGGGAGCTTCATGTCGGTCCGACTAACGCTGGCGTGCAGCCACCATCTGCCGTCCTCTTCGACGGAGATGGACACGATGAACTTTAGATGCTTCCAGTAACCAAGATATCCATCCTTACTGATTAGCTCCCCGATCAACTCCGGATTGGGAAACCACAGCGATTTGTCCGCCTCGGATGGGAATGGCGGTGGGTGGTCCAGCATTTCTCCTCTCCTTTTGCAGGGGCCCGTCCTCGGCCCGAACCCCCGCCACATCACTGGCACACTACGATCTATTAGTCAGGGCGCTCACCGGGAAGCGCGACTGCCCTAGGCTAGATGGGGGGGGCTAGGCAGAGTACCCCCCGCCTTGAACTTGAACCTATCGTTTATTCGGGCTTGGGTTAACGGCATCCATCTCTCACCAGCTTGCGGTTTGCTGGCAACCGGGCCGGGATGAATTCTGCCCTTCACCGGCATTGCCAAAACGATAAATAGCCCCCAAGCCCTAGTTGGCATCTAGTTTTGCTGCAACTTCTTGAGGGCTTCCCGATAGCCAATCTCCGGCAGGATAACCCCGGCATCGGCCACCTGGAGAGCGTCGCATACCGCCTTCGCGTTGGCGAACCCAAGCTGTTTGGCTGCCCGCCAGAACTCCGTTGGCGTCATCTCTACTGCCGGTCTACTTGGCGGTGCTGTCTCAGCCTCAGCCTGCGGGCCAAAGGCTTCCCCCAGGGCGTCCGCGGGGCTTGCGGGCACGCCTTGCCCTTCTGGTGAAGCCTGGACGGGTTGTGCGGTCGGGGTGACGGTTGGCCTGGTGGCCGGCGGGGTCACAACCTCGGTCGGCACGGGGCGGGCAGGAGCCTTAGCTTGGGCCATTGGCTTTTCCTTGCACCAGGTCCCGTCTGCCAGCTTCTTGCCACAGTAGGGGCCGTACTGCCCCTGCTTGAAGGCCTTGTTGTGCACAGGACACCGCCCCAGGTCCTCACTTATCTCGCCGGTTTCGGTGTTCACAGTGCTGGGAGCAGCGATGGCTACGTAGTCAGAGATGTCGGAAAACGCCACGTCAAGCGCAACCGGTACCGGCAGTTCGTTGTCGGGCATAATACGCCTGAAGGCCGCCGCTTCTGCCCGCTTATCGGCCATATTACCCTTCGTATTGCCCTTATCAATTCCGAGGGGTTCTTGATCGCGCCTCCAAAAACCATAGCCAGGGAATCGGCCACCCCCCGGAGTTTCCAGCACGACGACAGACCCTATCATCTGTTTTGGATCTTCACCTCTGGCCTCAATCTCTTCCGCAGTCATGGCCCGTGGCCCTTCCCGATAACTAAACGGGCTACGCCTGCGAGCGATTATGCGGTACCCGTCTATCCCCAGGACGCACTCATCCCGCCCGGGCCCTCCGCTTTTGCTGGGGTAGTGGATTATGTATAGATGCTTCATCAATGGGTTGAGGTTGTTTTGCGCACAGATCATTACTGCCCTTGCCACCGCATCGGCTGGCGCTCCTGGCCAGATATGAGCCACGATTTTTTGGGCAATCTCTGTCGTCATCATCTGACGGTCTCCACCGTAAACTGCCAAGGCCCTGGTTTCGGGATCCTGGATTTGCTCTTCCAATTGCTCCTCCTTCTTTCGTTGCACTCTCTCACTCACATAAGGGATATACATTCCATCCTTGGCCAATTGCGTCAGGCTCCGCAGCCGACGGTAGCCCTCGTGCGTGGGATCCGTTTGGCACCGGACGACCGGCTGCCCGTTCTCAAGACGCACCCCCATCTGGCGGAGGCAGACGGAGCACTCTGAGGCTTTCGCCGTGGCGTAGATCGCCTCCCGGCGGGCATATTCGGCCGCGTTCTGCTCACGTGCGTCATTCATCTTCGGCCTCGTTCTCACTCATGCGAGGTGGTCCGTCTCGAATGCGTAGCAGCCATCGCAACGGTAATCAGCCCAGCATGAATCTGCTACTCGATCCGACGCTGGTTGCGGCACATCCCCGCCCATGCCGTTACCGCAGTGCGAGCATGGCTGCAACTCTACGACGTGGTTCCGACCGCATGATTTGCACCATTCCAGCCAGCGATGCCGCTTGCTCTCACTCATCGGCATCTGAGGCGGTGTCCGGCAGGAAATAGGATGGGGTCTCCCCCTCTCGCGGGATAGTGACCACATCTGCCAGAGTCCGCCCAAAGATTGTTATGACGATGCCGTCAAGGGCGCTGTTGCTGACCGTGAAGTGCTCCGAAGCAGGAAACGTAAGCCGGAGGTTCCCGCTCTCGGTGGTCTCAATCGTGATATTGCCCATCACGACCCCACAATCGTTTGGGTGCGCACCACAACCGGGCTGTTCCTAAATCGTTGCTGGAACCACGCGTCTATGGCTTCCAGCGTCCGCTGGGCCCGCATGTGCCCTGACGAGTCAGTGTCATCAAAGTACAGCTTGGCCTTGAGCGCCCAGTCGCCCTTGGCGTTCATGTCGATCTCGATGCTGCTGCGGGTCTCCCGCTGTATCTCCGCCACTTCGTCCATCGTTTCCTCCGTCTACTCTTGGGGCGGGTTATCCGCTCGGCTCCGCTCGTTCACCCTGCTGGCAGAGGCAGGTTGCTGCTTTTGCTCAGATGATGCAGCACCGTAGAATGATCGCGGTGCAGGACATTGGCAATGGCGTGCAGGCTGTACCCTCTGGTCCGAAGCTCGCTGCAAATCAGCCGGCGCATGGCCACAAACTCGGGATGCCGATCCTGCTTAGTCGCAGCCACCAGCGTCCAACCATACTCGTGGCACAGATCCCTGGCAATCTCAATCGCGGAGCTCATCGTAGCCTCCATCCTCGCCAAACCACATACCCTAGCGCGGTCCACTGCACCAACAGCAGGATTCCAACCTGGGCCAGGTATAAGAAGTCAGGCATCGGGGTTGGCATCCTCTGCCGACTTCTGCCCATCCTCCACCATCTCCCATTCATTGTAGAGATTGCGGACGACCGTGCCGAAGCTGCCATCCTTACGCCGAGGATGTCCAGCGAGCCATGGCTTTCCGTACTTATCGGATATCTCCACCACTTGGTATTCCAGCCCGCGTCTTTTGACGATCATCCCCTCATAGAGGCCCCACTTGGCCTTAATCAGGAGCAATTCCTGTGCGCTAATTTCTGCATTGAGCCGGCGCCGATCTTCCAGGAGAGGCTCCAGTCTAGCTTCCAGCACCGCCAATTGCCTTTTAAGCTCATGTAATTCCCACTTAGCCATCGGGGTTCTCCTCTCTCCCGAAGATCGTCTGTCCATTCCAGGGACATTCTGGACAGAGTTCGGCGTGCAGCGCCAGCAACTCAGGCATATGCTGTGCGATGTTCTCAACTCCCAGCCGGGTGCTCTCGGCCCACAGCCGGGTGCTCTCGGTCCACAGCCGGGTGCTCTCGGCCCACAGCCGGTGGCCCTCCTCCCACAGCCGGGTGCCCTCGGCCCACAGCCGGGTGCTCTCGGTCCACAGCCGGCTGGCCTCGGCCCACAGCCGGTGGCCCTCCTCCCACAGCCGGTTGCCCTCGGCCCGCAGCCGGTCGCTCTCCTCCCGCAGCCGGGTGCTCTCGTTCACCGCTTCCGCCAATCCAGCGGATAGGCGCTCAGGCGGGACCATCTGGAAGAGTCGGAGACGAAGAGGCCGCTCTGCTGGGGGCTTCTCCTGCTTGATGTACGCCACGCGCTCGTCGTAGTTTGTCACAAACTCGACTAGCCTGTCGTGGTGGCAGTGAAACGCCACCCCTGATTTAGCCATCGGGGTTCTCCCGTGCCCAGAGCACCCCCGCCTGGAAGCAGGCGCAGTTGGTATCCTGGCATGGCACAGTCGTCAGAGGGTGCAATTCAGCTAACTGCCTAGAGGAGAGCACCACTGTTTGATTCCCCTCAGCCCCCATAACCCGCATGAGTACCACGCCCCCACCTAGCGCGTCCCGGTATACCAAGGGCATGCCTGTATCGGCCTCTCCGAGTATTCGCCAATTCCTAGACATCGTTCCATCCTCCTTTTTGTCCCTGCTAATTCTCATTCGCTATCTCCGGCTTTCGCTATCTCCCCCCGCTCACGAAGGTACGCAATAACCCACCTCTCCATGAACGGGTCTGCCAGGAGAATACGCCCCAAGGCCTCGGCGCCCAACTGCCGTTGGCCCCGGCGCACCATCTCCAGGAGGCGTGGTGTGAGGCCCAACCACCGATAGAAAGCCATGGGGCGGACTTGCAGGAACGCCCGGCGGCGGTCAAGTTCTTCCATGAGAGCGTCAAGAGTTTTCATGTTTTAACCATAGCACACATCGGCCTACTTGTCAAGCCTTTTGTGCTATCGTTATTGGGGGAATTGGGGAATTAAGGTGTAGGTGGTGTGGTGCATCCCCGGAGGAAGAAGCTGGAGCCCGCGGCGGTCACGGCAATGATGCCCCCTATAGCAACCTCGCTCTGTGTCGTCACGGCGACCACGTGTTTGTTTCTCACACCCACGTTACCCCTTAATCCGTGTCAAAAGCGCAGTCGCTTCCGCCTGCTGGCCCTCGTGCACCTCGCCTTTTGCAATACTACGCAAGAGTTCAATCAGTTTGATAAAATCACTGAAGCGCAGCATGATCGTGATATCGGCTACGCTCATGATGTAATGATCCCTAGGCGCTTGGCGGCCCCGCGGAACAGCCTCAACCTCTGTTGATAATAAAGCCCCGGCTTCCGCGTTCCAGTCTCCCACCGATAGACCGTGTTGAGTGTGACCCCGAGGTGTCTAGCGAATGCCTCTTGGGACTCCCCAAGCGCAGCCCGAAGTTCTTTGATTTCGTCTGGGCTCATTTCATAACCTCTTACCAGTGGATTATACCATCATCCATCCACCACTCAGTTTTCACTGGTGATTCCCCTAAACAGATCCCACATTCCGCCCGGACATTCTGTCTCCCATCCCGGGAGAGCCAGGTCGCGGTGGCCTCGGACTTCGGCCCACGGCACTTGCGCTTTAAGTTTGACGATCAGCCACCGCAACGATTCGAGCATGACTAGCGGCGGGCTCTGGTGAGACCAGTCCCCGGCTAGGCAGATACCCACGGCGTCATGGTTATGTTCGTGAATATGGTAGGACATGGCGGTGATGTCATGGAGCCAGTCAATGCTGCCGTCCCAATGGAGCAGGTAATGATACCCCACCGCGGGCCATCCCTTCGTGCCCACGTGGTAGTCAGCGATCTCCTTAGCCGTGAAGTCCCGCTCGGCCCCCGCCGTGTGGTGAATCGCTAACCACTTAATCGCTGGGTAGGAGCGGGTCGGATAGACGCCGGTGGCCGGTAGCAGACCCCGCAGGTCGATTACCCGCGGGGCGCTCAGGCTAAAGGGTAAGGGTAGACGACAACGGACTCCTGGCCGTCCTGCCAGGCAAATAGGTTGGGTTCACTATCTATCATGACCCGTTGCAGGCTCGCATGGTCTATGCTGATCTCATCTGAGAAGGCCAGCACCGTATGTCCGTCGGCTCGCAGCCTTTCCGCCAGGACTTTGAATCCCAAAACGAATTCCGGCATGGGTTCCTCCTTCTGTTGTGCCGTGGCTTTGAAATCCTCATACAGGTCCGGGTTGCGCAATAGCGAATATTGATAGAAAGCTGGGTCGTCGCTGGAGAGGATGAACCAATAGCTCTCGTCACATCCATTCCGGGCCAGGGCCGGCGCGTAGATGCTCGGAAGCATCTGATTAACCTCGGTGCAAACTACCGGCAGTCCCACGATGGCCCCAAGCGTGTCCGCGTCTTGAAGATCATCCAGCTCGTAGCAGTGCACATCCGCGAAATCGAATCTATCGCCTAAGCCGGCATCACGATATGCATACCAACTGTCCTCGTAATCGCCGATGGGCGAGAGTGCCGGTAGGTGTACCTCTACACCCAATTCCAAGTTGTCCGCAGCAACGATTTCAGTGAATGCCGAGAGATAGGCTTTCGCGTACTCAATCTGTGCTGACCAGTCCTCGCCCCAACCCTCGATATTCATTTCATTCCAGGGAATCCACCCAGGAGTTAGGCCAGCGCCCAAGTACAACTGGAAAAGCCTCGCGTCCTCAGCGGCGCAAACCACGGGGTTCAGCCCCCGCACCGTCGGTCGGTAGACTCGCACCAGGGGCGCAGTGATGCCCAGGTCACGGCACAGTTCTGCTTCCTGAGTAATTCGGTCATACTCCTTATCATCGTCGTGATAGGCGATGATAAGGAGATTATCGGGGCCCAGGTCACGAACGGCTTTCAGTTCCCGCTGAAAGTACTTGCGAAATTGGGCGTTGGGAAGCCCTAGGCCAAGGGTCATGACACCGGCGGGGCTAGGAATCGGCTATAGAGATCGTGTACATATTGGCTGCCACGACCCATAACCAGGCCGGAGAGGATCACATCGGCGTAGTAGGGCGCAGTGGCAATTCCAGCCAGGTTTTTGAGCAGCGTCACCTGGAAGGCGAAGGCTAAAAGCAGACCCCCACCAAGAGCTACGTACTTGATGACCCGCTTCTCCAACCACTCCCCGAAAATCCACTCGACCATTGATTCGTTAACGAACGCCAACAGTGTGATGATCGCCAGTGCCGTTAGTCCTGTTGTCACGTTACCTTCTCCTTCCCGGCTGTGCCTTTCGCTGAAAATGTGGTTGCTCCACGTTCCACGAACTCACAAGGGCGATATCCTCCCGCATCGGCGCTCCGTGCGTTCGCAGTTGGTGCCCGGCGTGTCGCAGTTGAAACGCCCTCGTCAGGTTAGGCACCCCGTTCCAGAACGTCATCGTCTCTGTGAGTCCGCACGAGCACTGCACGTAGCGGGCGACCTCATTCATCACTGCCCTCCGCCGTGGCCGGCCGCCCCGGTCCGGCGTGTCTTCGGCACAGACGGGGAAGGGGCAAGCCAAGCACCGGGAGCCAGGCCCGGCCTTCTCGCACCCGCGGTCCTCGTGCGTACCAATGTGGGTTCCGCCTAGCGGTCTGGACATCAGGCGCCCCCTAGCCCAGGCTCCAGCAGCGTTTCATCCTCAAACTGACGTTTGAGCAATTCTCCTTTGTAGTGTTCTGGGAGCCCTCGCACCACTCCACGCTTGATTTTGGGCAACGCCCATTCCAACAACTTTGTTGCGATCAGGTCCACGCATTCCTTTTCGATGTCGGCATGAACCTCTTTAATTAGAGCGCCGATATCGCGAGGCGAATCCTCAATCTGGCTCAACTCGCGCAAGTGCTGAACTGCCTTGTTCCATCGGGCCGGTGTCCGTAGAGAGAAAATTAATTCCTCAATAATATCAGACTTCGAGGGATTTGCTTCCTTCCACGCGGCAGCGTGAACCTCCTTAAATCCTTCGGAAACAAACTTGCCGATCAGCACGTGTTTATCTAGCCCAAAGCGGGAGTAGTTTTTGACCACGACTCCCTCTACTTTTTGGCCACCGAGAATTGATGGTTGGTCCAGCAGCCCTCGGAACATCTGGACATCGCTCACCATACCCTCATAGATGCGCGGCACTGTCTCAAGTCCCAGGCGTTTGGCTTCCATAACCTTATCATCGTAGGGTAAGTACAACTCGTGGTCAGTATTGATGTCGAAGATTATCAGATTTTTTTCGGGTACACGGTCATAGGCCAAAGCGTTGTGCCGCGCCTTTTGCAGGTATTCAGCCCGATATGTCCATCCAGGATGCAGGGGCAAGCTGTTGATGATTTCTATTGCTTTGTGAAACATCTTCTCAGGGGCTACCAGATTAAGTTCTGCCCCTTTTGAACGGGCCTTCAGCGTCAATTCTCCCATATCATCGAGGAATATTCCCCACGAGAATTGGCTGCCATCGATTTTTTCCTCAACCAGCACGGGGTCAAGGAACAGTTCTGCCAACGCCCGGTGCCCCAAGGCAAAGATACTCGGGTAGGAATGCCAACTATTAGTCATGACGCCCCACATCCAGGGGCCAGGAGAGTCCAGGCACCCCCCTGGCTCCAAACATCTTTGGCACTTTGGAAATACGGACGGAGAGGTTCTCTGACTCTAGCTATTCTTTTCACGGCCCAAGACTCCTTTCCCCGTTATATTCCCCTGTGGCCTGGCACGTGAGGTTCGCAAAATAGCCGTTACGCGCTGACGGGAAATCCGGAAGGCTTTGGCTAGCGCGGCATGGGTCATTTCAGGGTGTCGCTCATGCCACCAGAAAATGAGGTCGTTTCGTTGGCGCTTTGCTTGCAAGGTGTACATGTGAGAAGTATAGCATAACTATTGCCATTTAGCAATAGGGGAGTTTTGCGGGTTTTGGCTTAGCTCGGAGTTGGTTCGTTGATGCTATACCCGCCGCTGAATTTCCTCGTGCAGATTATGCAGGGACTCGCGCAGTTCTTCCCTGAATTTGGCCAGGTCTACGCTGAGACGATTTTCGATCTTCTCCATATCACCCTTCAATTCCAGTCGGGTCTTGTCCAGGGCTGCATTAAAATCCCGCTTAGCAGGGCACTGGAAGGCATGGAGCGTAACCTTGGCGTCCACGAGGTCCTGCACTGCCCGCCGTTCCTGCCCATTCCACTCTTTCGGAGCCGACCGGGAGATGGCCGCAACCGTCACCTTGGCGAACCAGCCCATCGCTACCCCTGCCAGGCCGATCAGTGAGACCAGGACGGTGGGGTCCACCTACGACTCCGCCACGAGCAGTCTAGGTCCCATCGGAGTTCCCGCCCTGAATGGGAGGCTGTACCTCCAGCTCCTGGATCCGGGCTAGCAGCTTCTCCCGCTCAGTCCGCAGCGCGTCCAGGGACTGGTGCGCCGTGAATAGGGCTGACAAGATTTGGGTTAGGGTGCTGTCCATCTCAGGCTCCTTCGCTTGTCTCGTAGGTAAACTCGGAAGTGTATTCTATGTTAGCATGGAACTTTGGAACAAACTCACAAGTTGGGTCGGAAACCGTGCCGTCAGGGTAAACCTTCCCTCGAACGATGACTATAGGTCCCTTGGTCAGGGTCTGGGCGGAATCGGTGTCGTCCATTTTGCCTCCTTAGACGATTAGATACGAGAACCAGACGGCGAAGTTGCTAGCACCCACGCCACTGTTCCACTGAAAACTAGCCCTGTCATTGGTGGTATCACCATTGATGCGGCCATTATCTGCCCCGCCGTTGTCTCCCCCTCCGTTGCATTGTCCCTCGTTTGTGAAGTTAGATGCTACCGGCAAGGAAATACCAACCTCAGCTGCCCCCGCCCCCGTGGGGGTGGTGGCTATCTCTCCGGAGACAAAGACTCTTGCTCCAATCCGTGTAATTTGGAAGACGCTACCGGTAAAGACTGTGGCAGCGTTAAGATTGGTTACCAACGTCAGCGTCGGCGTATACGTCCCGCTGTACACCTGCCCGCTGTCGCTCGGTGTGTTGATGATGGGGCTGGTCAGGGTGATGCCCGATATCAATGCGCCGCCATCGTCTGCGTCCCCGTGGTCGTGATTGGCGTTTGTGAAGTCAGCGATTGTGGGCGCAACCAGCAAACTCTCGCCATTCCCAAAACGCTCTGTCTGGGAAGCCCCAATACTGTGCAGCGTGCCCTCGGCGTCGTGGATAAAACGCGCCGTGCCATTGTTGGAGACAACGAACAGATTCCCGTCAGTGCCCACCGGGGCCACACCCGTACCGCTTTTGATCTGAGCGTAGACCTCGATGGCGCCGATCCCCGCGGTGCTCTTGGTGGTATCAACCGCCTCGCCCACCAGTCCGGACAAAAGTAAGGCCCGTCCCGCAGCGGCATCGGTATCGGTGAACCCACGGACCAACAAGCCCCCGCCCAGTGCTGACACCTTAGAAAAGGCTGCATACGTGTCCGTTTCGGCTACATCGGTTACCCCGTGTGCCACGTCGCTCGACTTGAAGGCCAGGATTTCGTCATCGTTGGCGTCCTGCTGAAGGGTAAGGCCCTGTGTCATAAGGGCATTAGCCGTATCATTGAAAAATACGTTGCCATTGAGAATCGGGCTGGTCAGCGTCGGGCTCGTCAAGGTCTTGTTCGTCAGGACGTCAGTGGTAGCCTTCCCCACCAGGGTATCGTTGCCCGATGTAGGGAGCGTCAGTGTCCTCGCATTGGTCACAGTCGTAATACTGTCGGCCTTGAGGAGCGCCGTGTCCGTCCCCTCGTGGGTGTGGGCTGTCAGGTCTGTCCGCAGGTTGTTGACGTGGCTGGGGACCGCCCTGTCGTCGCTGTTTACTACTGTCGATACTAGTGCCATGACGATGCCTCCGTTAAGTCCATTTGTAGTTGCCGGACCAGTCCGCCTGTCCGTCCCAATTGAAGTAGGTCCCGACGTTGCCTATCACTCGCACGGTCACTTCACTGATCCAAGCGGGCGGGGCAAACTCGTGTTGCTCGATAAGACGCATGGGACCTGCCTTTTCCACCACGACGTTGCGGCTACGAGCATCCCCTTTCCAGTAATCGGTTAAAACCACGGGAGGCGAATTGCGAAGTGCTTTCAGCGTACCCAAGGCTGTGTCCGCTGCTACCCTGCTGGACCTTCCATCAGCAGTCTTTTGCGCATCGGCCAGGATGATGCTGAAAGACAGCACGTCCTCATATTGCGGGCGTAAGGCTGCCCTGGCGATTAGGCCCTTCACCTTCGGTGTGCTAGCACTGCTGGCGTTGGTGATGTCCAGGCGCATCTTGGTGTTGTAGCCCCGCCAACTTCCTGTGGCAGGTCGGCTGAGGCGGGTCCGGCTAGCGGTAGTGGCACTCAGACCCCATTGGGTGTACGCCCCGGCGTCAATGGAGAGTTTCAACTGAGCAAAGGTGCTGCTCGAAAAGCCAGAGTTCTCAATATCGAAGCCCATCAGTTCTTTGTCTATCCCCCGTGCCCCGAAGTCAATGGGGGATAGATAGATCGAAGGCGCCGCGGCGTAGGTATGACCCGACTCAGAAAGCGGGTTGTTGATCGGTGACACGGTGATGTAGGCCACGTCTTGTCCTGCTCCCATCCAAAGCCGGTTGGGGGTGGTTAGGCCGGAGACGTGCATACAGTTGACCGTCTTGGCGGGGATCTTCACCAGCGGGTGCCATATCTTCGGGCCAATCCATCCAGGAGGGATCGCTTCCCCCTCGTGGGGCCGGCGCCCCTTGAGGATGTAGGTGTCGGTTCCATTATAGAGGGCCACATAATGCCACCCGGCCAGATAGGTTTGCGCTGTCACCCGGCCGTACACAGGTGAGGTGTTGCCGGGGTCTCCCCCGGGCTGAATGGATTGCAAGTTGGAGCCTGCCGTCCGTGGGTTGAACTCCAGCAGCCCCATAATGTGAGGCAGGCAGATGTAGTCGTCTATAGCGATGGGGTTCACCCCATTATTGGCACTCTTGAGGTGCGCGATGGCTTGTAGCAGGTTTGTAGCCCGCCCGGAAGAGTCCAGTCCGTATAGCCCATCCGCCTTGCACGCCCATACCGCGTGGCGCATCCCCACTAGGCCGGTAAGGGCCTGCGAGGTGTCCCCGATGGCGAAGGGAGTTGCCGGCCCCCAGTTGGCAGCGGTGAGCGGGTCGCTGCCGGTCAGGACACCATCCACGGAATTGGTGCTGTAACCTCGCCAGAGGCGCCAGCCTACGGCGCCGGGAACGTCCAGCCAATCCTTGGCGAAGTACTTGGCCTGGACGGTGGCAGCCTGGCTCCAAGCCGAGCCTGTGAATTTCCAGATAGGCGTGCTGGACGAAAACCCCACGAAGATGGCGCCGTCAAACTCCACGGCCTTGGTCACAACCGTGGAAGCCCCGAAGTCCTTGCCCGTCACAGCAGCCCCTAACGCGACTAGGGCGTCGGTCGTAGTGTTGATCTGACGGCAATACCGGCCCCCAATGGCGTAGATATTGCCACCCAGCTCGAAGAAATCGGTAACCAGGTTGGACCCGTCGGCTACGCCCGTTATGGTGGTAAGCAGCCCTGCGGCTACGATCATGCCGGGTTGACTACAATCGGCGTCCACGGCGTAGTCATAGCAGCCGGGGACGTAGTGTTCGCCGTACCCGTAGCCCAGGTGAAAGGTTCGCATCTCTACGTTACGCTCCCCCATAGGGGCGTCCTGTCCTAACTCGGTAGGGATGGAGTCTTCTGTCCAGATCGGGACGCCCTTGTCCTGAGCGAGGATGTAGCCATCCCCGTTCAGAATTAGGTCATAAGCACGTTCCCGACCCGTGGTTCTGGTGGCGACGGCGGACCTGCCGGAGCCTATTCGTGTCATACGGGTTGCCCCGAAGCAATCCAGCGTTCGGCATAGGGAAGGAAAGATAGCCGAGAGTTGTAATCCGCCTCAAACTCGCCCGCTCGAGGGTCTTCGTGATCCCGTGCTGCCAGCCAGCAGGCTCCCAATTCCACCAGGTCCTTGTCGGCAGTGGTGGTATCGCTGTCAGAAGATAGTTCTGAGTGTGGCCCTAGCCCTCGAACCAAAAGAAGTGCGTCAGCCATAGGTGCGAATGAATAGGCAATGCGGTAGGGGTTTGCCGCGGTGACTTCGGCAATGATGTCCTCGTATGGGATGGAGCTAAGGTGCTGCCCCATCCAGAGCCCAGCGTCAGCCCCGGCGGTGACGGCAGAGCCTCCCCGGTACTGGTATAGGCCTTCCACGGCGCCAGGGTTATCCACCCAAGAGGGTAGGTCCATCTGCCTAGCCGATTTATGGCGGAGGCTCACGTTGTCCCAATACACGTCGGCGCTGGCCTCTTGCCCCTTGAGCCTGATGGACAGCGAGAGGCACCCTGCCGGCGTGGTGAAGTCGAAGGCCAGGTATCGCCAGTCACGGTAGGTGCTGGTCTCGCTCTCAATTACTGCGGCGTTGGTCTCGTCATAGGCTTCCAGTTCCCCTGTGCCGAACGCAACACGAAGGTCTGCCCGGACGCAGTAGGTGTCCCCTGGAGCCACATTGATGAGGGCGGATCGCGCACGCCCGTTAGCAGAACTGTTCAGTGCCCGAAGGCTATTGCTTCCCAGGGTGATGTTGGCCGCTGCCGTAACCTTGGACAGGGTCGCCGTGGTTGCCGTCCAGTTGCTCGTGCCGGAGGTTTCCATGTCGCCGTCCGTGACCAGTGTCAGGAGCCCATAGCGCCGATACCGGAGACTGCGAAGAATGCGGTTGATGTAGTGTGTCCAACCGGGGATGCTTCCCCACCGGGTCCCGGGGGGAACAGCCTTGTAAAAGCCCATTGTCATGGTCGTGGTGGGGGTGTTGCTAAAGCCACGTCCTGTGGGCAGCGTGAATGTTGACGTGCCGGGAGCGTAAGTCTTGATGCGCCGAACTTCCCCTACGTTAAGGGGCGTCACGGCAGAGTCAGCCTCGACTTTGGCCCATACGTTCTGCCAGTAGGTGGCCTCGTCTTCTTCGTCAAAGTGCGATGCAGCGGCGTTGTGTACCCATACGGTCGTGGCTGAACCTGACGAAGGCGACCCTTGCGAATACCACCCCAGTCGCTCAGGACACTCGCGGGACATAACCAAAAGGGACGTTGACATGGCCTAGCCCTTTCTCTCCGTTTTCTTGGCAGGAGGCGGGGGATCGTAGATCTCTACCGGTTCCAGGCTCCATACAGGGAGACCTTCTGCGACTTCACCCCCGCCATAGACATGCTGCGCCTTGCGCTCTAGTGCATCTAGATCTCCCCTGAAACGGTGCGCCTCGCAACTGATGACGCGTCTCTCAGCGTCGTATCGCAGATGGTAGATCGTGGACGGCAACGTCCACGATGGCGGATTCGCCAAGTGATCCTTATATCGCTGCCAATGGCTTTTCTGCGTCACGGCGTCCAGTCCCGTTCCCATACCAGCGCAGACGACGCGGTCAGCGCCGGGAACAGCCCTGCCACCGCCATCATGCCGTTGAAGTCCCACGGCATGATGCACTTGCCTCCCCTGCGGGCAACCTCCGCCGCAAAGCCCTGAATGGTTGTGTCCAGGGCAGCGTAGCCCCCTATCGTGCTGGCCGTGTCGGTCACGCTGCTCACGTCGTCTGGCCCCACCGCGGTAGCCTTTACCACCGTAATGCCTAGCGTGTCGTCTGTGACCTCAGATGCAATCCTGCGGGTGAGCGTGACCTTGGCAGTCCCACTGCCCGTGGTGGTGTTGGTGCTGGTAGCGGCCGCCGTTAGCCCAGTAGGGGCCGGAGTTCCGTCGGCAATGGCGATGTTCATGGTTGCATCGTTGGCCGCCTGAACATGAGCCGTCATCGCGATGACGGCCCCACTACGCAGAAAATAGAACCATGCGCCTATCACTGAATGCGCTGTCAGGGTGACCGCAATCTTGCGGGCCACCTCTTTCGAGTCGTCTCCTACCTGGAGCGGTATGCTGACCGTTATGGGGCTTCCCGGCATCCCGGCCGCCGTGACCGTGACGGCGGCATTGCCCGCCCCGGTAATTGCCGCCACAACGGTAGTCGTCTCGACCTGTTGAGCGCCCGCGTCTCTAACCAGGACGCGGTAGCTGCCAGTAATAGTGGCGTTCGTTAAGAGCTGTCGGCGGATTTTAGCAGCATAGGTTACGGCACTGTCGTTATTGGCTACGGCCACCGACTCCGCCTGTGGGAACCCCGCGAGGCTCGAATTAACCGTTACCGTAAGGTTGCCTGCCCCGCCAACAGTAACAGCCGTTGTACAGGTGACTCTCTCTCGCTGCGGAGTGCCCGGCGAGGCCGTCGAGCTGGCCCCTGCCTCTCCAAGTATCCAGGGGAGCGTTCCCAGGCTGCTCAGGTCGGGGATAGCCGTCGGGTCGGTGTCGTATTTATGGATATCCGCGATATCGCAGCAGTCCTTATACCACGGTAGGTTGCCTGCTGTGCCGATGAAATAGGAAGTGGTGCTATCCATAGACACAGGGGTGCGCGTCACCGACCGGATGGCGTTGTAGCAATCGACGGCCCAGGGGTGGGCGTTAAGGGCTATCAGGTTATCGTATATCTCGTTGAAGGTGTTCCAAGCGGAGATATTGCTCCCGATCTCGGTCTGGTCATTGTACATCTGACACCAGGCCCGTGCTGCCTCCACGTAGTTCTTCCAGAGCCAGGAGCGGTCAGCAGGAGCAATGCGGCAACCCCCGATGTAGACAGTGGAAGCCACAGCGACTTGAATCGTTATGGTGACCTGAGTAACGCCCCCCAGGGGCGGGTTGGTTTGAGTCCCGATGGTGTAGGTCTCCCATACACCCCCACCGGCCAGCGTAACTTGCTTCAGCAGCATGGTCCCCGTGAGGGTCCCGGCTGCATTGTAGTAGTTGAGATAGGGGGTTATCGCTACTGACCCCTTGACGTTGATGCTGATCCGTAAGAGAGTTTTCCCGTCGTACGCCACCTTCGGGGACTCCAGTTTCGTGGCTTGCGCATCGGTCTTGACCAAGCCGACGTAGGACGTGGCTTTGTTGTCCCCCGGCTGTACTCCCTGGGCTTCATCAGTGTAGTATGTCTCCGTGGCGTTTCCGTCTGTGTAGGTCCACCCATTCCCCACCAGGGGGTTACTCTCCATGCCGCCGTTGTTCGTCCCGGTGCCCAACAAGTCCGGCCCACGCCAGGCGGGGTACATAGCCACCGGGTCGAATTTCATGTTGGCCCCGCTGAGCGGGCTACTGTAGAGGCATGGGAACATCCTGATGCCCGCCTCCTTGCACATGCGGGCGAACGTCTCCCAATTGGCGCGATAGGCCGGGTAGAACTGAGGGGTCCATACCCCCGTGCTCCAGTTGGCATCCTTGACGATGAAGTCATCAAAGAACATGAAAAACCGCAGGTCCGTGATGTTGTAGGACCGCAGGAACTTAAGTTGTTCCCTGATGGCAGCCTCGTCCCAGGCAGCCCCCCACCAGGTATAGGATCCCGACGTTCCGCTCCGCTGGACGCCGAAGGGCAAGTTCAAGCCCTTTAGCGAGGCAAAGCGGATCGGTAAGGTCGTGTCCGGTGCCTTCCCCACCTGGACACTTGAGGGGCGGGTCGGCTCCAACAGACAAGTGCGCGGGCGAGAAAGCCCGACAGCAGGCATCAGACCAACTCCAGCCAAATGCTTGCGGCGGCGCCTTGACCAGTGATGGTATCAACGAGAATAACCATTTCAGGCTCGCCATTCACATCAATTTCAAACTCCTGGTTTAGTCCCTCGCCCAGGGCCGTCAGGATCGGGACGTTGATACGTGCCCCGGCGTGCCACGACGTAGCACTAACCTGGTTCCCGAAGAAGGGGATCAGCGCCAGTGTGGGAAGAGACCGCAGGTCGGTGACAGAAAGCGACACCTTGACGCGGGCCGTGGAGTATCCAGCGCAGTTGATCGCTGTGACAGTTCCAGGGGTATAGGCATTGTTAACAATGTTGGGGTTAGCGTCCTGAGTTACCTCGGTGCCTACAATGCCAATGTCAATGGCTCCCGCAGCGCCCCCAGCTGCATAGGTGCCCACGACGGTGCACTGGCCTCCAGCGGCCCGCTGTGCCTCGGTGACACGTAGCACCCATTTCCCGGTGTCAACTGAGGTAATCGAACAAAAGATGTCGTAGGTGAGGGCATTGGTTACTGCTGCAAAGGCGATACGGATCGCTTCGTTTGCTACGGATGGGGTCCGAGATCCAGTTTGTGGTGTAGTCGGTCCTTCGGCGGTATTGGCCACTACCGCCACAGAGTGGGCAACGTTGGTCAGATTGCCCGTAGACCCCGCCCCCGCCGTAACCGTGAGGGCCCCCATAGTGAGCTTGTCCACTGCCGTGATGGCGTTGCGGTGGAGAACGCCAGTATTGCGGAAACTTGTCTCGCTAACCATAATACATGACCTCCAGGGTTGCCGAGGTGCTCCCCTCTCGAATGGCGGAAAAGTTGACTACCTCCGCGTAAGAGGCAAGCCCTTTTCTTTCATACGGCTCCAGCCGAAGTCCTTGCGTGGCGGTGGGAGTGGACCCATCCGTCCAATAACGAATGGGGGCGCCCATAACCTGGACCTCTGCCACTCTGGGTTTAGGGCCGGAGGGCATGGTCAGGGTTACAGCAGTAGCCCCAACGGAAAGCCCTGTCTGCTTCCCAATGGGAGCATACTTGGTAAAGTCGATCATCTCTTCACCCCCTTCTTAGCAACCTGCTTGGACGCCTGCTTGCGCTCAGGGGCAGGGGCATCGCCCTCTACCAACTTGCCAACAACTGCGGTAAAGCCACTAACCATCTCCTGAAATCCACCGATGAGACTGCTGAGTTGCTGCTGAGTCGCTTGGTTTTGCCCGATGAGCGATGCAAGTTGGTCCGTTTGGGTTTGTCGGTCTTCTCTGATTTGCCTGTCGCGTTCCAGGTTGGCCCAATCCTGGTGGAAGCCTCTCTGATGCAACTCACGCTCTTCGGGTGAACTAAATGCCAGAATGCACCCGGGGAAATTGCAGGGAATGGTTAGGTCCGGCTTCTTAGCCCCTTCCGGGAGCCTTGACACCCATACAGGCAGCCCGGCCCCCGCGGACCCCTTGGGGTAGCGCCTCTGAAGCTTGCGCCAGAGTGCATCAATCCCGCCCCGGAGGTGGTCCACGTGGTAGTCAATGACCTCCCCGGCGCGGCCATATATCAGGTGGTAGCGCGGGTAACGAGGCAGTTGCTTCGCCCTGGGCTTAGCCTTAGCAACCTCCCCCATACCGTCGTCGGTATCCGACTCCTCCTCGGCGGTTTCCACCATCTCTGTTTGGTGCTTGGAGTGGTACTCCTGGATTTGTGCCAGGAAATCCTCCGGGCTTACTGTGTCTACTGCCATACCTGTTCTCTCCTTATCTTTTTAGCCCATCTAGGGCTAAGTGAGCCTTATTCCGGTCCTTCCTTTTTTGCTCAAGCCAATCCACCAAGTTGCCCACCATGCTGGCCCAGTCTCGCCTGCTCATGTGTTTGGTCTTGAAGGTTGGCCCCTTGCCGTAACCCCCCTCGCGCACCCTGCCGGCCAGGTCCCGCACGTGATCCGCTGAAAGCATACCGGCGCTGGGGATTATCAAGGCAGCCTCTTGCCGGTCCGCTCGCGGGGGGACAGCGTAGACACCCGGCACCTTGTCGTTGGGATGCATCTCTCGGAGCTCGTTATCCGTAACCGTCCGCACCGTGGGACCCTGCCTGGCCATGAGTATCCTGGCCCTCTCCTTGGCCTTGGCCTGCAGCACCCATTGAGGGAGCCAGAAATCCGACTCCGCGTCCACCTGTACCATGAGGGGTCCTTTAGCCATATCCTTTACTCCCGTCGTGGGTGGCCCAGAACTGTTGGGCCACCCACACTTTTTGGATTGAGACGTGACCTACTCCATGCGGAGGTCTAGGGCACTCCAGGCTGTGCTTGCAGCCACCCGCTGGACAACCCCCACAAGGGACTGCTTGACCCAGGTGTTGGGCGTCCCTTCTACCAGGATGATCGGCTCGCAGGCCCCGGCTACTGTGCCAGGTGTCCACGCAGTCCCGCCCAGGGAGATGGTGTTGGCGGTTAGCACAGCAGCTATGCCCTTGAACTGTATCCAACCAAAGCTGGATGCCGCGATGGCAGCGACGGCCACGCCCATTGGGGCGCCGGTGAGAGTTGTGATGGGCGTCTGGATAACCCCATTGCAGGGATTGGCGATGAGGTCCACCCGCGATGTCGTGGTCCACGCTGCAATCAAAACCACTTGGTTTTCCAGCGTCAGTTGCAGGGTGGCGAGCCCGTCCGCGGCGGGATTGGACTTGATCTTGTACGCATGCCCCGCATCAGGCGTGACCGACACTACGGCGTATCCTTCGGCATACTGGTCCAGGGTCGCGGCGGTGTTCCCCAGGGTAACGGTAGGGGTGTTACTGCCCAGGGCGCTGGCCACAGCGGTAAGGTCTACGTGGTTAGCCACGTTTGCCGGGGCCTGGATCACGTTGCCGATCACCAGGGCGGTGCCGCCTGCCTTGACGAAGCGGAACCTTCGGCCATCCTGGAACACCATCTGTGTCCCCAGTGGCCACCGCTTGGTCGTGTAGGTGTTGTACTGTTCCGGGTCGTTGCCATAGATCACGTTTGGGAAAGACATGGTTGCCTCCTTTACTCTCTGTCCCCGCCGCTGCCGAGCGGGAGGTCTTTTCTAGGCCCGTACAAGAGGCAGCGAGCCAGCTTTGATACCATACCGACACCCAAGGTGTCAAGGCTCAGTATGTAGGGGATGCTGCCCCCATGTGCCACGAGACGGGGAGCACATCGGCGTTGTTGCGTCAATAAGTTGGGGACGCAGCGCCCATGTTTAGTTCAACACCCCAGGTATCAGTTCTTTCCCCGTAGGCGTAGCACATGGTGCCGTTCATCTCCGTACCCCGGAGAGAGCCGTCTTTCTCCGGCTCCACGTCCACGCCCCACAGTTCGGCGTAGACCACGGCCCGCTTTGTGAAGACCCCACCCTTCGCCAACGATGACGCGATGGCGAAGTTGGCGTCGGTGAGAATCGGGACCCCGTGAAGGCTCCCGACCCCGTACCGCTGGATCAGATCCAGGTGGGTTCGTTGGTGCCCCACTACGGTCCCCGCAGCCCCTATCTCCAACAATGACGATGGGACGCCAGCGTTGCTGAGAGACAGCCCCTCGGTGAGTTGGTCCACGAGGTCGTTGAAGGTAAATGGGTGAACGGCACAGTAGAGTTGCTCCTTGCTGATCTCGGTGGTGTTGCCTCGCACCTGCGCGATGGCAGCCGAAATGTATCCCCTGGTCAAGGTCTTGCCGGACCCCCCGAACGCTACCGCGAAGTTGTCCATCTGAGCCGTGCCGTCGGTGTCCTGCTTCTTCTTCAGGGCATCGGTGATGGCGCGGCTTATCAGGTTAACCACGCTCTCAGACCGGGTCTTCTGCGCCAATTTGGTGTAGATCACCTGGACGCCGACCTCGGTGGGTGTAATTGTGATCAGCGTATCGCTGAGTTGCTGGGCCTGCGCCATGTCGAGCCCCTCGGTCAGGTCATAGGCCGTGACCGCGGAAATCTTAGGCTCGGTGAAGCTGCGGTTGCCTGCCGGGACTTCGGCTCTATCCACGGCGCCGGGGAATACCCCATAGTCTTGCATTGTGAAGATCGCCTTGGCCCGCACCGCGTTGACGGTTTGGTCAAGTTGGCTAGTGCCAGTGACTCCTGCCACTTTTGTTACCTCCTTTGTTGCTTGCCCCGATTAGGGGGTCTCTCCGAAGCGGGCCAGGGCCTCGACATATCGCTTGCGGGCAACGTCCCCGTACAGGTCTCCCTTGATCCCCAATTGCCCCTCGCTATAAGCTCGGTGTATTGCGTCCGCGTCCTTAAATGCGGCCGCGTGGCTACCTACACTAACAACGGGGCTTGAGGCGTTGCTGCGAGCTTCCACCTCGTCTTCCTGCACCTGCTTCTCCTGAATCTTCTTGAGTTCTGCATTCATGCCCCGGCTGATCCCCTCGTGGAGTACCTTATGCAAGAACTCCCTGGGGGCGCCGGCATCGTCGTAGAAAGCGGCTTGCTCTTCCCTGCTCATGGCCTTCCAATGGGGCAACTCCTGTAGCGCTGCGCCCAACTCCCCCAGCCCGGATGTGTACCCCTGACTGTGACCTTGCTGGAAGGCTTCCTCTCTCGCCTGTTGAAGGATCGGTTCGAGTTCCTTGCGCCTCCTATACTCTTCTTTGGTCCGGCGCCCGATCTCGTACTCATCTCCCTCCTCAATGAGGCGGCCTGCTTCTATTTCCCTGTGCTGCTTTTCCGCCTCGGTCAAGGCGGCCTGCCTCCCCCGGTAGTACGCCTGGTCCTGGGCGCTTTTAGTGCGCCGGGCCAGTTCGCCTTTGACCAAGGGATGATTGAAGAGTGTCTTAGGGTCGAGCTTGTCCAGTTCTGCCAGAACGTCCCGGTGATCCTGTACGGGTGCGCTGCCTGTTGAACCTTTCTCCACAGCCTCTGTATCGGGGGCGGAAGGATTGTCCGTTATGGCAACTGGCCCGTCAGATGCCTGGGTTGGTTCATCCGACATGGTGACGATTCCTCCTTCTTTGGCATAAAAAAGAGGGGCAACTACCTTTTTACAGTAGTTGCCCCTCACGAACACGAACGGGGCGAATCCCTATTCTATTTGATTTGTTAGTTTAAGCCCTCTTTGCTTAGCCTGTCAAGAAGCTGCCTCATAAATGGGGGCCTGTTCCGCCCGTAGCAGATCTGAGTAGAAGCGGTTCAATTCCTCTCCATGCTCGTACCGGAAGCGCCTGCGGGCCAAGCTGGTCTTGGCTCTCTGTGACCTCTGTGCAAGCAAGGCCACTCGTCGTCCTTGCTCCTTAGCCAGTTGGCGCAACGCAACCGCCGTCCGGTTCTGAGCCTTGGGGGATACTGTCTGCGCCAAGGCTCGGAGTTGCCGTCCAGCAGCGGCGGCCTCATCCCCAACTTCCTTGCTCATCCCCTGATACCGGGGCAGCTCCATGTACTCACCCATCAACTCCCTGGCGACATAATAGCGCTTCCGTAGGGGAGAAGCCTCTTTGGAAATCTGTGCCATCAGGTCTTCCCTGTCCCCTTCAGATAAGGATGCCTTAAAGAACTCTTGCTGCTCGAAGAAATCCTCCATATCCTCCAGCCCGTCCTCGTCCAGCGCCGGGGTCATTGATAGATAGGCGTCAGCCAGAATCTCAGCCCTCTCCCGACGGTCCGGCACCGTCCCCGCAATCGTAGCCATGGCCGCCTTGTACTTCGAGGCGCGTTCTCCGGTCATAGCAGCTTCGGGGAAGGCCAGTCCGACGCCTTTCAAGAGGCCCCGCTTTTCATCCTGTAGCCTGTGATCCTCGCGCCTCCACTCCACGCCACTGATTTTCCCTTCGGCGAGGCGCTTCTCCCACGCCGCTTGTTTGGCCTTTATCTCGTCGAGTCCGGGGCGAGCCTTATTCCAAGCCTTTGCCGTCTCGCTGGTTACACCGGCTCCTAATTCTGCCTCCGCTGCTTCACGCCTCCTTTGCGAACTGCCCCCACCGCTTGGGGCAGAATATCCGGTAGCGCTGGCAGCTTCCTGACGAGCAGCTTCCTGCCTCACATGCTCTTCCATCCTCCCAATCTCTGGATTCTTTGCCCGCAAAGTATCTTCTTGGTTCCCGCTTATATCCGCCCATTCCTTGCCGAATGAGTTGCTTGCCAGTTGGTCCTTCAGTTTTCTGAGTCGCTGCGCCGTGGTAAATGGACTGGTGCGAAGACCAGCGAGTTCTCCGGCTACCGCTGGCATGGGAACGTTCTTGCCTTCCGCTACCTTTATCACGTGCTCCCCAATCTGCTTTGGCCCGATGGGACCAACTCGAAGCACGTAAGCGTCGAGAATCCCTTGCGGTCCTGTCTTTACAGGGAATCCCGTGGAGGTTGTGCCCATCATCCAGTCTATAAGTGGCCCTACCCGTAAGCTGGCTTTCCCCCTTGCCAGTACCGTCGCAGCCTCAAGCGCCTTGCCTGAAGACCCCTCTGCGACAGCTTTGCCCATCTGCGCAAACGCCTTGAAGTATGTGTGGTACGGGCCGAAGACGCTTATTGTCCCCTCATTTGTACTGATGCTCCCCCAATCCTTCTTCTCCGGGTCATCCCAGTTGGGGAGACTCCTGGAAAGAAGCCACTGAACAGCTATGGTGAGCGCCACCCCCCCGGCGATAATGCTCCCCATCTGCTTCTGTGCCTCTGCCACGCGGGGCGACCGGGTATGGAACGGCACCCCTCTCAATGCGTCCGTCATCATAGTGGTGGTAGCCCCCGCGAAACGAGCAGCAAAGAGCAGGGACGTGTCCATCCCCTTTTCCTTGGTGGTGAGTCCAGCTCGCAGCAGCACCCCGGTGGCCTTGCGAATATGGGTAGCCGTCTCTGCCCTTTCCAGGCCGGTGAGCCTACTGCCCTTGTAAGCTTTCCAAAGCTCCGTCTGCGCCACGAATGTCCACCACTCGAAGGCCCGTTGAGTTTGCCTTATGCCCGGCAACTTGGCGATACCCTTAAGAAGCTTGCCCCCCTCGGACAGCATAAACTCAGTTGGAGGGCTGATGGCGGCGGCCATAATGCCGTCCTTTATTTCCACGCTGTTAGAAGTCCGATAGTTCTCCGGAGCCTTCGCCAGGCTAACAACGGCATGAGCCGCGGCCTTCCACCAGATAACCGGGTGAGCAAAGAATAGGTTTGTGCCCTGTACAAGCACTTGAGACAGGTCGCCTGTGACCATTGAGGCTCGTTCGAGCCTAAACCACTCGTCAAATAAACTCGGATCGCTCGGCCTCCATTTATCCAGTTGGTCCGCTATTTCCTTGGGATAGATGCGCCCGGTCCACGAGTCTTTCTGTTCACCGATATGCGCCTTGCCGATACGCTTCTTCTCTCGGTTGAGCCTTCTGGTAGCTCTCTCAAGGTCCCTTCCGGCGTCCACAACCTCTTGGGCCGTAACCATCCCTGCCTTCTGCAACGCCACCGTGTTCTTGTACCCGGTGTTGGCCTGCTTCCAATCAGCAATGATCTGCTGCCCTTCCGCTGAGTTCTTGAACCGCTGTGCCTCGGTCTCTCCCAGGGCCTTGATTTCTGTGGACATACGGTGGTTGGCGATATTCTCTATGCCGTGAGTCAGACGTTCCGCAAGGGCTGTAATCGGGTCAGCATACCCAAACCCCAACTTGAGGCCGTCCCGTATCGTCTCGAAAGACCGCATCTGCTGGTGCCCCTTGGTTGTGGAGGTCACGTCAGCGCCCTTGGGCGACTTGGTGACGATGCGCGGCCAGTAGTTTTTTGCCTCCTTTACATCAATCCCTTCGTCCAGTTGCGCCTGCAAGATTGCGGCAAGGGTGTCCTCAATCTCCGTGAAGGCCGCACGTTGCTCCACTGTCAGGTCATAAGACTTGTAGTTTTCCATGATGTCGTCGAGGCGTTGCGCGGCGCCTTTCGGCATCAGGGATGCAGCAATCGGCTTGACCTTCACCGCCGTGGCAAGGCCCTTGCTGTTTATGCCAAGCAGCTTTTGATTGCGAGTTGCCCACTCCGCTACGCTTTCTCGCGCAGCCCCGGCCATGAGACCAACAAAGAGGTCTCGCTTGGCATGAACCCATGCAACGGGGTTGCCCTTCCTGGCTTCGCCCAAGCTGGCAGCTACAGGGTCAATGTAATGGGCCACGACTTTAGCGCCAGGCGTAGTCCCGGCAGCCTCAAAGGCTCGCTGCATCGGCGTGCGCTTATAGAGAGGTATCGTGCCTGCACCGCCTCCAATGGCAGCCTCGGGGATATGCTGGAACTGCTCTACGACGGCTTCCACGGTCTTGTCGTAATCGCCAACTGTGAAGACGGCTTTGTCCATATTGCGGGGCAGCGCCGCGCGCTCTTCTGCGGTGGGGCCTTTGGCCTTTTTCTTTATCTCCGCTATGGTGGCTGCCCTTACAGCGTCGTCCTGGTCCTGGGATTTTTTCTTGTCAGACTCCTTTTGGGCCTGCTCCTTCTTGGCCCCTTCCTGGGCATCTTCCCATGCCTTAAAGTCTGCCCGGCGCTTGTTCGCGGCTTCTTCCTCTAGGGCTTTCTTTTCAGGAGCCACCCTCGCTGACAGGGCATCTTGCCATGTTTCCCCCTCTGGTTGCTCAGCAACTTGTGCCATGGGCAACTGTTCAGCCTTAACCCCCAATAACAGGTCTCCTGCGCCTTCCCTCTTGGGGGCAGGCTCGGTTTCCCTGATGAGGGGCTCCGTCGTTTCAGCAGCCTTTTCCTCTACGGCAGGTTGTTCTGTGGAAGGCTCTGGTTCTTGGGCAACTGTTAAAGGAGGGGCAATGCTTTCCTCGGACTCGGCCTTCTCTATCCCCTCGACCGCATCTAAGAACGCTTGCCATGCCTCGTCTCGCGATTCCTTATAGTCATCCTCTTCCACAAAGTCAGTCCTGTCCACTTCCTGATAGGTTTTCAGTGCGTCGCGAGCATCTTTGACAAAGAACTCCTGTTTCTCAAGCTTGTCTAGGACACTTTTTGCCAGTGCGGAGTTGTGGGACTTCCATGCGCTCATACGTGTGTGCGCTGCCAAAACTTCAGCAGGCATACCCGCTTCCAGAAGTGGCCCAGGGGCTTCTTCAGGTAGGGACAGAGGCATGATGACTTCGGGTTCGCCTTCTCCTGCCTCAATAGGCTTTTCGGGTTCCTGTGGGGTAGGTGTCACTTCGGCAGACGATGGCACCGGAGGCTCAACGGGAGGTGTTGCTACAGGAGCCGGGGGCGTTGTTTCCGCCTCAGCAGGGGCCTCCGTTCCCGGCGTCGTAGTTGATAACCCTTCAAGAACCGCTTGGTGAAAGTCGTCGGCCATCTTTTGGAAGCCTGTGCTTAACTTAGCAAGTTCACTTCGGCCCATTCCAGAATAAGGGCCACGAACACCTTCAAGGTCGTAGTTGTTCTGCCGTGCCCACAGCTCCCATAGCCTCTGCGCGACATTCTCTTTTGCCTCTGCGGCCCCTCTTGGCGTAATAAAGTTGGACCGCGCATACTTGCTCCCCATGTACATGGCAACCGGGGAATCCGGCGGATAGATACTGTACACGCTCTCCAATATTTCCCGGGCCTCTGTGGGGTCAATGCCAGGAGGGAGGTTGGCAAGAATGTTCTGGCGAAGAGATTGCAGCTCCTGTGTGCCAACAGCGTCGCGACGTTCATAGAGAGCGGTCAGCTCCGGGTTATCCTGGATTGCTTCCCACTTGGCCTGACTCTTATCCTGTGCTAAAAGCTCATCTTCCTTGGTATCTATTAACTTCTGGAGGTCATCATACGTTAGCCCCTCAGTTGTTCGGGCAGGAAGTTGGCCAACCTCCGCTTCAGGGAACAGTTCCCCTTGCCCCGGCAACGGCTTCGCCCTGGCCCGTTCAGCCGAGGCTTCCTCTGCTCGCTTAGCATCCGCGGCCTTCTTTTCCAGTTCTTCCAGTTTACCCAAGTCTGCGCCAAACTGTGCCTGAACAGGGGGGCCCCCCATGTCTACGCCACCGCCTTCTAGCCGAGCCTGCCCTGTCATAGTTAGGCTCGGAGGCGCAACCGACCCCTCCGCCTTCTCTACAGGAGGAATCCCCTTCCCCTCATCAAATGGCTCTTTGCCCTGCCCACCCACGGGTTCTGGCATTGCCCCTGAGACGCGAAGGTCAGAAGGTGTCATACTCCGGGCGATTTTGTCTGCTGCACTTTTAGAGGTCAAGCCACTTTCTACCGTGTTGCCAGTTTGTGTGTCAATAATCTTCCAGTATCCTTTTGCCATGCCCTCATTGCTAGCTACAAAGCGCTGTGGCCCACCCACGTCCTCGACGGTGAGCCCGACCTTCGGCAGTTCCCCCTTCTCCGCAGCCTGCTTCAATGCCTCTGCGCCCCGGAAGCCCCCGTGGAAGGCCCCCCCCATGAGTCCTCCCAAGGCACCTGCCTCTTGCAACCGCTCAGGGCTTATCTCCTTGCCCTGCGCCGTCTGCTGCAAGGCTTCCTGGTAGACTTCCTCCCCGCCCTCCATGGCAACGTTGGCAGCGAGTTTGCCGGCTTCCTTGACCGGCGCTGAGGCGATGTTCTTGACCGCCTGCCGGAATGGGAGTTTGAGCTTCCCGCCGGTTCCCAGCATCATGGCAAACTGCGCGGCATCGCTGGCCCCCAGCCCCAAGTTGCCCAGGAACACCTTGGAAGCAGCGTCGGAGGCTTCGTCCTCACTCTTGCCCTCGCCAAGTGCTTCCTTATATGTACCACCAGCCTCCATGAGGGATTCCAGAGGTCTCGACAATGCCGCGCCGGCCACGCTGCCTATTAAGATATTACCGATAGTCCCGATGCCGGCCGCGGTAGCTATACCGCCCGTAGCCAAAGAAGCAATGATGCCGATGGCCATAAGGGGAATGGCGGTGCCCAGGGTTTCTGCGCCAGTTGTGGTCAGATACTCTGGATCAAGCAGGGAACCGAACCCCTTCACGTCCCAGGAGGGCTTGTCCTTGATCTCGTTGGCTTCCCTAATGCCCTTCCCTGACTCGTGTAGGCCGCGAGCGACCTCGGTTTGGGCGTCGGACATAGCCTTTCCTGCCTCCGGGAAGAAGGGGACAGGGCCAGTGGCAGCGGGGATGCCTATTGCCGTGAGCGCCCGTCCCACGGGGGTCAAGGGCAACGCAGCCGCTTCCCGCTTACGCTTGGCCTCATCCTGCCGTATGGCCCATTCCATGCCGGCGCCCAACTGTTCCCCAAAACCGCCTACACCTGCCACGAAACTGCGCCGGGTTTTCTCCGCTCCCTCCATGATTCCCCTGGCCCAATCCGGCAGTTCCAGTTTGGGCATTTCAGGGGTTGGGGGAGGAGGTTCATACTTGGGGGTGGAAGGCTTCGACTCGTTGCGGTCCCCAAGCATGGCCTGTTTCCATTCATTCAGTTGGCGGGCAGAATTGCGCTCGAACCATTGGGCGGCGCGGGGACCTATCGGCGGGACCTTGGAGCGGTCAAGCTCGTCGTCCCTTTGCCAGGAAGGGGTTGCCGTATCGTCTTGCTCATCAGCCCACTTCTTGAAGTCATCCGCGTCCCTGACCCGCCGATATTCCTCCGGCTCCCAAGACCACCACTTGTTAGCCATCGCCCATTAGCGCTCGACAATCAAGGAACTCGTACCGCTGCGCCGTAATGATCTCGCGCAACGTGAGTCCTTCTAAGATTGGACATGATTGACGGGACTCCTCTGCCAGTGCAAGCCATTCCTCAAACTGCTCCCTACTCCCCATGTCCCAAATTTGCTCGACGGGGAGCGCCATTAGCGGAAGGCCCCCATAGCGTATCGGTTACGCTGAGGTCGGTATTGCTCCTGCTCCTGCTCGAAATCTTGCGTTGTGGTCCCCCCCGCTCGGAGCGCTGACCCAAAGACGCCCCTTTCAGACGGCTTCATGGTGTCATAGCCGGCTAAGTTCATGGTGCGCGCAGTGGGCACGCTTCCCACGCCACTACCCGGCAGAGGCGTCATGGCTGCTCGGTTCTGCACTCCACTGTTTGGAGGGGGCGTGCCCCCCTGCATGGCTCGTTGCCAAGGAGCCTGGTTCCGCAGAGCCGCGGTGACGGCATAGTTCTCCGGGTTGGCGGCCATCGTAGCCTGCTTGAATTGCCAGTCCCGCGCGGCCTCAGCTTCACTCAAACTCTGGGCACGTCCGCCCAGGGTTTGGCGGCCATCGTAGTAGCCGACCGCCTCGCCCCCACGAAGGCCACGCCCGAAGCGACCCTCAGCCTCAGCCTCAGCCTGGGCACGTCCGCCCAGGGTGTCTTGACCCCCATAGCGCCCGGTCATGGCTGCCTGCCATTGCTGTCGCTGAAAAGTGTCCGCTCCCCCTGGCCCATAGCCGTACATACTGGCCCTGGCCTCTTCTTCCCGGAGGCTTTGGGCTCGTCCCCCTAGTGTTTGCATGGGTCTACCGTATCCGCCGCCACCCCCATAGCCCTCAGTGGGGTCGTAGCCATAGGCATCCGTCATGTAATTACGTTGCTGAACAGTCGTCCCCCCACCCGGCAGACGTCCGGTGTTGCGAGCGGTACGGTCGTAGAAGTCCCAATCCATGGCCTGCACCTTGCCCGTTCGTGGATCACGGCCTCGGTACAGGTTCATGTTATACGGGTCGGTTTCGGGTCCGTAGCCCTGCCCGAAGGTTGGGGTGGTCTCCTCAGAAATACGCGACCCAAAGGGTTGCCTCCGCATGTTCTGCCAAGGATAATCAGGCCCGGCCCTATAGTCTTCCCTATAGTCGTTTCCATTAGCCATTGTCAGTACCTCCCCTTAAAAGCGTCTTGCCATTTGCGCTGGCCGGAAGCCCCGGCGTAGTCCCACTTTGCAGGCTGTTCATCGGTGGGGGGATAGAGATCCGAGTAATTACCGGGAGGGCCTATCTGAATCGGGTTAGGCTCAGGGTTATTGAGATCATACCCAGGGGGTCCCTGCTGCCGACCGGGTGTTGGGGGTTGGTTAGGCGGTGCCATAGATGGGCTAGGGGGCGCCTGTCCAGGCGTAGGTCGGTATGAGTAATCCCCTTCTCCTATCACTCTGCCTGTCCACCCAGGGTTCCTGGCTAGAAACTGGTTCACGTCTGAGGTTCCTGTTCTCATAGCCTGGTCGTATAAGGCGCCGCCTTCTTCCCCAAACCGCGCGGCATATTCCTCTCTTGATGGGAGGTTGCCGCCGCGCGCCTGTTTTACGTTAGCGCCCCACTGCCAGATGCCGCGAGCCTTCTCCTCCGGGCTGGTCTCATAGGCCCCCTTGCCAGGGCCTGCCAGTTGGCCCACTACCGCATCCGTCGGGGTGGTGTCCAGGCTGAAGTTGGCGTATTTCCCGTAGTCAAACAACCGCCCGCCCTCATCGCCCCATCGCCTGACCCAAGCCTCCCTGCCGGGGGCTGAACCTGACGCGGCCTTGGTCATCTGTCCCCACTTCCACATCTCGCGCAGTTGGCTATCTTTGCGGGTAGCCTCCACGTCGTTCGGCATGTACCCCCTGGGCAACTGCGGCAGGTCAAGGCCCTCAAGTTCCTCCACGTCACTATATCCGAGTGCATTAGACTTGCGCGCCTGTTGCTCCTGGCGCTGCTTCCACAGGTCCATGGCGGTGTTGACGCCGAACTTTTCCTTATCCAGGCCGAACTTTTCCTTATCCAGGCCGAACTTTTCCCGTTCCAATTGGGCGGTGGCCCTGGTGACTTCCTCTTGAGCATAGGTGAGCTTTTCCTGTGCTGCACGAAGCTTGTTCTGGCTCTGCATGGTGGGCTTCTGGATATTCTCCATAATGGCATAGTCGAACTCAAGGCGAGCCTGCGCGGCCATCTTATCGGCCTCAATTTTGGCCCACTGCCACCCTCCCAGAACCCCTACCTCGGGCCTCGGTGTCGGCTTCTCCGGCTTCCCCGGCGGCTCCACCGGCTTCCCCGGCGGCTCCACCGGCTTCCCCGGCTCCTCCGGCGGCTCCTCCGGCTCCTCCGGCGGCTCCTCCGGCTCCTCCGGCGGCTCCACCGGCTCCTCCACCGGCTCCTCCACCGGCTCCTCCGGCGGCTCCACCGGCTCCTCATGCGTATTTAACAACGCCCTTCGGTTGGTGTCGCGCGCGCTCTGCACCGGCCAGTAATTGCCATTGCGGTCTATCCTCCAAACCTTGCCGGTTCGGGGATCGTAATATTCTCGTTCAGCCATAGTTAGTGCTCCTTACCACGCCGCGGCCGGCTTCTTGCGGCGCGCTAGTTCCGCGCCTTGCCGTTCCAAGAACTCGTTCTTTTGCTTAGACGTGAGCCAGTTAGGGGGATCAAGGGGCTTCCCTTTCTCATCCACCACTGGCCCCCGATAGGGGGGTTCCTTAACCTCTCCTGACTTAAGGCGATCTCCTACCTTTCCTGCGGTCTGCGCATAAATGTCGCCAAGCACGCCTAGTAGTCCTTCCGGGGACCCTTTCCCCCTGGCAAATCGGCCGATATCCCTGCTTATGTCGCCAATTGATTCTTGCCAGGGCTCCCGTGGCGACCCGCCGCCCATCTGCTCACTGTAGGTGTCCCACCCCTTTGCCGTAGGTGGAGGGATGGGCTCGTCATCCATCTCAATCGGATGCCCACCCCTCTGCTTACTGTCGGAGCGCCAATCCACTGACGATAGCCCAGAGTTGGCAAACAGATCATCCATCGAGGGCAACAGCTCCTTACTTCCTTGCTCATCCCACCCGGACATGTCAACCTCCGGCAGCCAGTCCTCCGGGGGTTTCTTCGCAGCATCGTTTATCTCCTGTTCTCTTTCGGTTCCCCGGTTCATCATGCCCTTCCAGTTTGGCGCCGGAGGCAGATAGTCCTTAAGTTGGCCGACAATATCCAGGTCAATAGGAATAAAGGCGGGTTCTATGGGCTTCAGTTCGTTCATGCGCCCCCGGTCCCAATTGCCCAGGTTTTTCATGACGGTCTCTGCGCCCTGCCTAGTCATCATGTACGGCGCCAGCCTCTCGATTATCTCATACGGAGCCAGGATAGCCTCGCGCCACATGGTCGCCGCGTCCTTGTTGCGGTCCCACTCCGCTTTAGCCTCAGCCGTGCTACGGACTCCGGCAGCAATCTGGTCTTGCAAGAGATTGCGCTGTTCTGACAGGGACGGCCCAAGCACGTCGTCAGAGAACCATATGGCTTCCTCTGCCTTACTAATCTTCGCATCAACGGCCTTTAATTGAGCTTCGACAGACGTGATTCTTTTATCCAACTCGGTTGGGTCCGCATTATCCGGCAAGGCGTTGTACGCCGCTAGAAGCGCACTAAGCTTGGCCTCCAGTGAAGCCTTGAGGCCCTCCTGAATGGTGATGAATTGTTCGGCGTTATTGACTAGGGCCTTACCGCGCTCTTCCTTGGGGCCAGCGGGGATCACGGGCCGCGGGCGTGTCGGTTTCTCGTCTCCCATCGTAGCGTCTCCTTTCGGCTCTCCTTTCGGCTCGGACGATCCCTTTGTACTCGAAGGCGGGCTTCCCCCTGCTAAGCGGCTGATCTTGCCGGCGTAGTCCTGGTCAGTGGCCCAGCCCTTACCTTGCAGGTACTTGGCGAAGTCGTAGGCATTAGTCTTGGGCGCATCCTTGTACCGCGGCGAGAGCATGTTGCGGGCCAACCGCTCAAAAGCTGCGCCAATGCTGGCGTCGGAGGCAAAGTCGGCCCTGGTGTTCACCCGCTTCCCCCCTTCAACTTCCCATGTAGGGTAGTTGCCCGAAGCCTCACCGGGAAGAGCCTTTATCCCAAAGAGCGGTTTCTTGAGGTCTCCGCCCGTTTCGTTACGCGCCATGGCGATGAGCCAGGCGGCGGGAATACCTGTCTTCCGCTCTGTCTCTACCGCGTAGGGCCAGAGGGACTCAGTAAACCTGTCCTTCTCAGGCAACTACTTCTTGCCCTTCCTTGCAGGGAGGCCGCGCCGTGGAGTAGACGCGTACTCCTTCAATTGCTTCTCGCTCATGCCTGTTCGGGTGGGTTCCCCCTCACGGGCACGGGCTAGGTCCGCGCCCATCAGTTTTTGTTGCTGTTTCGACACAGAAGGCGACATGCGCTTTACTCCTTGCAGGCATCAAATTTTATACAGGTGAAGGTTGACTAAATTAGCTTGTTCTTACTTTTGGCTGGTGACATTTTGTTCCCCCATGTTCTTCAGATAGGAAATCTTCTTCACGGCCCGCATGGGTATCTGGATACAGTCGCAGCAGTTGAGAAGCTCGATGCCCACGCTGTGCGTAAGCGTTACCGACTTGGCGGTTTTCTTCACCAAATAGCCGACGGAGATGTGCTTCAAATGTTCGTCATTGAGGCCGCCATCGCACAGGGATTCGTAAGAATTCCACTTGCTTGTAACTACGCTATCTACCCACTCCACAAGAATGATATCGGGCGGCCATTTCTTGCTGCTCATCAGCACCCCTTCTTCAGCTTCTTCATGGCCTCCTGGTGCTCCTTCGGCGTCATGCCCTTGTGCTCCTTGGGCATGGACTTGGGCATATTCCCCATTTTGCCTGATTTCATTCGACTTCCCTCCTAAGTTCTTGTGCTTGAAGCTTCTCCATCTCGTAGACCCACTCGCGAATATCCGTCTCGGGCCGTCCGGCAAACCGCTCCCGGCGCCGGAGTACTTCTTCTTGGAGGTCCGGCGGAAGGCTCATCAGTGGCGCCGATAGCAAGCGGTACTCCCATAGTTGTTCGTTTCGGGAGACCGGGGTGGCTCCCATGGGGTGCTGCCCGCCCTTGAGTTGCAACGCCATATGATCCGAGACCTCCCGCATCTTCTCTACCACGCGGTTGGTTATGCGGTCGTAGCGGTTCTCGGTCGCCATTCTATTCCCCTGGTATCCCGCCAGGGAGCATAAGGGTGCTGGGCTGCCTCTCCACCCCGGCGGGCCTTCCCCCTGGCGCCGGCGGCCCCCCCATGGGGGCCATGCCAGGCATCGCTCCCTCAAGAGGCATGTTCAGGCCCGGCTCCGCAGCCAGGTTCTCCGGCGCGGGGACGCCTTCCATGCCGCCGCCAAAACCCGGCGGGGGAGGCCCTTGGCCAGCCTGCTCTTGGTCCAGCATTTCCTCCACGCCGGGAGGCAGGGGCATGGCAGCTAAGCGAGCCTTGCGCTCAGCTTCTTCTATCACATCCAGTTCGTGAGATCGCTCCAGGGCTCGCTTAACCATAGCGTCAAAGAGCGGCCCCTGTCCGGCGTAAACCATGTCCTCGACCACTCGCTCTTCCATGATTTCTTCGGGGTTGGGGATGTGCATACCATCTTCTAAGTACATCCGGCGGGGGATCCCGCCCCCCTGCCATTGCTGCATGAAGAAACTCCCCTCTGCAATCCGGTTTGACGGCAAGAGCGGCACTATCCGAGCGGTGCAGGAATAGTAGCCAAAGATGTCCTTCGGCCCAAATCCGAGCCATCTCTTCTGTGGTTGGCCCCGGATCTTCCTTGGGGCATCTCCCAAGACGTACAACTTTTCCTTGATGACGTTCTCAATCAACCACCAGACGAACTTAGTCATCTCCTGAATGGCCAGCGATGCGTTGTCCCGGATCGGGTCATAGACCTGTCTTGCGGCGGTCATAAGTTGGTTTATGGCGTAGCCCGGTTGTTCTGGCCCCCCCATGCCCTTTAGCACATTAGGTACCGCTTCCTTCAATTCTCCCAGCAGGAATTGGATCATCTCCGACAGGTCCTGGCCGACAGGTGGCGGGTTGACCCATCCCATATGCCACCCAGAAGGCATCCCCTTGAAGACCCCTGCCTTATAGGTGATCTCCGGCATAAGTTGGTTTTGGGCCTTTCCATCCGGCCCCGGCCTGACTGTAAGACCCGGTGTTCCCTGTGGGCCCTCGATGGTTCCCATGGGGTAGGCTGCCAAGTGAGCCCAGTTGTGCTTCATGGTCAGGAGCTCGTCCAGTTCCATTTCCTTATCCACCATCTGCTCCACCACGCTCTCCGCCTGTTTCCATAGCATTTCCGTAGAGTTGGAGAGGCCGAAGAATGGGAAGTATGGGGTTCTGTGGTAGGCGTGCCCGAACTGTTTGAGGATGGTGTCGTCCGCCATATAGGAGACATGGTACGGGTTCCAGTGTTCAACGAACTGCTTTTCTTCCTCAGAGGAAGAGCCAGGGCGGTGGCCCTCCACATAAGGAGCGGAAACCTGAGACGGCAGGAATGTCCTGGTGCCTTCGTGATAGGTCAGCCCAAAGTCACTCTCGATACTAGTAACTGTACGGGTAGTGACTTCGACGCACTCTCTCAGTCCGCCCTCGGTCATAAAGCCCCACCAGGTCCGGGGGTCCACCGCCTGCCATGCCAGTGGGATACGGCCCTGTTTGTAAAGCTCTCTGGATTCCGACAGGCTGGTCGACTCCTTCTCGTCCAATCGCCCAATGCGCTTGCCGAACATGGTCTTGGAGGTGGGGTAGTCGTGCCAGGTATGCGGGGTATAAACCATTTTCCAGATGCCCATCCCGAAGGTTACAGCATGGTCCATCCCGCCGCGGAAGGGCCGGAAGGGGAGTCGAGCAGAGTCCATATCTTCCAAAAGCGCCGTAGACCACTTTTCCCGCAGGGTAGCGTTCTCCTGCGCCGCCCGCCCTGGGCCCGAAGGTGTGACCGCGATGGTGGGCATATTGATGGTCAGCGAGGACACGAGACGGCGCACAGTATCGGCCACGATGCGGACGCGGACCTCTTTGGTGGTGTTCTTGAAGCCGTCCGGGATGTTGATGGGGTGATCGCCTATTCTGACCTGGGCGATTTTCTCCCAGCGCTTTCGCTGCGAGTCGGATTGCGAGATCGCCTCGTCACGTAGTCGCTGGATATGCCGTAGGCCGGGCGGCGCCGGTAGCGACGCTTCCTTTTTAGCCATCCTTCTTCAAACCTCGCAAAAGAGAAAAGGGGTTATCATACATGATAACCCCTCACGAACACGAACGGGGCAAGCGTTTATTCGGTTGTCAGGCCCCTGCCTTTGTTAGCTACTATACTACGAGGACAGCATCCTGTCTACCTCTGCCTACTCGCCCGGCGTCCCCAAACTTCCCATCTTCTGCTCTTGCCATGACCTTTCCTCGTCAGAGCGGACGATCATGGCTAACAGGCGCCGCATAACACGGGCGCGGCCCTTGCCATGATAACGGGCCTTTGCGATGACTTCCTCAAGAAGAGCATCCATGTCTCTCCCGTCAGCTTCCCCCTCGTGGGGGGGCCATGGGTGCTTTGGCTGTGTCCGGCGCACATCCTCTTCAAATTTCAATATCGGCCTCCAGTTGGAGCCTAATCCTCATCTGCTCCATCCACTCATGCATCTCTCGAACGTCCTGCAACCGTAGCTCAAACGAGCGAAGTTGCTTAAAAACCCTTCGCAAGTCTTCTGCGGTCAGGGTCTTCCCCGGTTCGCCCCGAATGGCATCCACGTCGTCCTTACTCAAGTCTAACATCAATGTCATAAATCTCCAATACAGCAGCCAGGCGCAAAAGAGCCTGTGACATGGCATCGCATTGATCGGCATGTGCCCCATTCGGGAATGAAGCGCATTCCTCAATGAACCCATCCACCCATGGGGCGGTGGCCGGGGCGGGAAGCCAAACGTTACCGGCCTCGATCTGAGGGGAGACGGCGGCGACCCTGGCCTCCTTGCCTCCTTTAGGGTTGACCGCAATAAGCCCTTCGATCTTCTGGCGCAGGGTGTCGATGACCGCCGGCCCGTTAGCCTTGTCCTCGACGAACTTAGCGTAGGCTGTGGGCCAGGCAACCGACATAGCCATTACGGCCTTGACCGTCTCGGGAAAGTCCCGCCTAGCGCGGTCCTGGTCCAGGAGATACTTGTTAGCGCCGATTCTCCCCCAGACCTGCCCAACCACATAGTCGGAGTCCGTAGTCTTCTTGAAGGCCATGTCCCAAGATTGTACAATTTCATCAAAGGTGTTCAGGGCGGGGCGTTCCTTATAGAAGCGCCACCAGGCCCGTTTGATCTTTCCTCCCTCAGCAGGAGACGGGCGCTGTTGAATCTGCCCCGCGTAGCGGTACTCCCCAAGCGCAGCCCGCAGGCTCTTGGTGGCAGCAGGCCCCACCTTGGCAGGCCATAGCAACTCCCCCTCATAGGTGCGCCAGTCCTTCCAACCGGTCTCCAGCACGACGCATTGTCGCTTGGGCTCATACTCTCCCGGCAACATGAGGTGTACCCATCCGCCCTGGGCCAGCAGATGTCCGCTAAGGTCCTGTTCGTGGACTCTCTGCCCGATGATGACGGCCCGGCCGGTTTCCAGATCGTTGAACCGGGTGGTCATGGTGCCGTCCCACCAGTCTATGGTGGCCTTGCGAATGGGCTCGGACTCCCCCTGATTGGTGTCGTGGGCGTCGTCTACGCATAGAAAATCCCCCCCCTGCCCTGTAACCCCTGCCTCAACTGATGTACAGAGGCGATAGCCGGTCTTGTCGTTCTCGTAGACGCTCTTGAGGTTCTGATCCCCGGTGAGCTGGTAGACGTGCCCCCACCTGTCCTGATACCAAGGACTCCCGATAACCCGCCGACACTTGAGGCTGTCCCGAATGGCCAGAGGCATGGCATAAGACGCAAAGAGCCACCTGATCTCAGGATCCGTGGCCCAAGCCCAGGTTGGCCAGAACACGGAGACCAGAAGAGATTTGCCATACCTGGGGGGGATATTGATCAGAAGCCGGCGTATCTGCCCGACGGTGACGGCCTCAAGGTGCTCGCAGATAGCGTCAATATGATAGCCCGGCACAAACGGGCGCCCAGGTTCAACTACGTGCCACGCCTGAGTGACGTAATCCCGCAGAGACTTCTCCGCAATGAGCGTCTGCACAGCCTCCAGTGAGGGCTTGTCCTGGACCGACAGGGGCACTATGCCTCCTTGTCCTTCATAAAGTCAAGGAAGTAGGCCAAATGGTTCTCAGACCCTCGCAAGGACCCCTCCAGTTCTTCCAATCTGTCGCACACCTCCTCGGGAACGGCGTTTATTGGGTAGAACGCCTGAACGAGTTCATACAAACTGGCGTGTATTAGGCTTAAGTCAGTACTCCTTCCGCCAATGTTGCCAGGAGAACTTCCATTCTCTCGCAAGAAAAGGCTGAAGGTCATTTCTCTGCTCCTTTCAGGGTTCATAACTAGTCGGGTCAGATACCAGTAACAATAGTCACACTCCTTCTCCACGGTTATGACGGCTATGTCACCTCTGTTCCATCCATACTTAGAACAAAAGGCTTCAATCAGGTCAGCGCGCGGGCACTGTTTTCGTTCTAGATCAGTGATGAAGTAAAAGGACGCCATGTGTAGCAACCCTACAGATCACTGTCAAGCGAGGTCGCTTAGACAGGCTTGAAGCCGCGCGATGATGAGGTCCCTCTCCCATGACTCCCCTGCAACGTGTTCCGGCAATACTATCGCATTGGATAGCGGTTGTATGCCAGGCGCATAGGCCGGGAAGGACTCATGCTCCAAATAGACCACAAGGAAGTTGAAGCCAGTTGTCTCAAGCCCTACAAGACGGGCATCTTGTGGGACAACAAGAACTGAGGGGTGTCGGATTCCCGCCAGCATAACGCATAGAGCCTCGCTGGATATACAGATGGCCCGTAAGTGTCGGTTAGACATCGTGTTGCCCTTCATGTACGAATATGTCATCCAAACGTCACCCCCATACGCCCATGCTCACCCTGGACGATTATATCAGGACCCTCTGTCGAAGCCGTAACCCTCATGCCATATATCCGTATGGCCTCAGCATCATCCCCGTGAAACGCGTATGGAGACTGGACCAGGGGGACCGACCCTGTCGCTATCCCACAAGCCATTAACTCTCCCCATAAAAAGGGCAGCAACCTGATCCTCAGCGCCACATGTTGTGGCACCTCAACATAAACCTCCACAAAGCGCAGACGCAGAGACCCAATCTCTCCCAACAAAGAACCCCAACCCCCAGATACCTCAGCCAAACGTCACTGCCATCATCCCCGTCGCATCAAATACATCGCTTAATATCAGCCTTGACCTTGCGCAGCTCCCTGGCGGTGAACCGCGGTTTGGACCGCTCTTCGGCTAGAAACTGTTTGAGGGTTTTGTGCTCGTGGACAGTTGGCGGGAGGCTGGCGACCTGCCTAGCGATAGACGCGGCCCACTTCTCGCCCTTGACCTTGTGCGGGAGTACATAATAGTCGCGCCGACCTTTTCGGATAACCAGAAGAACCCCCAGCGAGGCAAGTCGGCGTACATGAATCCCTACGGTTCGCTGACTACTCCCGGCCCGAAGCCCTATCGCCTCCTGGCTTGGGAAGCACCCGGTATTGTTCCCGTAAGAGAAAGAGCATATCGCCCAAAAGGTATTCTTCAGTCCAGGCGTCAGGGCTTCCAACGCCAGGTAGTCAACCACCAAAGGGACCCATCCTGGCGTCAAGGCCAGCCGCGGACCTTCTTATACGGCAACGCACCGTTGACGGCCTTGCCCGCGACCATGTCCCTGATGTCCCGCAACACACGTTGTACGCCCTCCTCCGGGATGTCGGTATGTTGTCGGATTTGCCACTCAACAAACCTCATCTCCTGCTCCTCCGTCCACCCTCGCACCACCCGCCGCTGTTTCAAAAATCCCCCTATAACCCCCTTATGTTATTAGTGCGCAGTTCCGTGTACATATTAGCTTTGAATCTTGTACACTAACTTACACCACCAAAACACCCCTATCAACCCCGACGCCCTACCGTTTCCCCAACCCCAGGTCATCCTGGTCATCATATCACTTAGTTTCTCTCTCCAATAACTGAGTAAAGCTTGAAAGTTTTTTTGTGCTGTATAGGGGCAGAGAACACGTCCTTACTCCCCCCTAGCAGGGGAACCGGGGTATGGGCACCGGGGGTCAGGTAGGCGCTGCTGGCCTGGTTCGTACTATGAATCTTATGTCAACCTGTCCACTCGTAGCCATCGCAGGCTCGCTGCCCAGGCCCCCTTGTACTGCGATGCTCGTAGCTGCAACCATGCTAACCGTACGGATACCGTCACTCCGGGTCATCATCCAGCATCCGGCACTCCACCTCCACGGCACCAGCCTTGAGCAACAGCGCCTCCATTGTGCGCAGCTCATCCAGCGTGAGGGTTCGCAGGTCCGGGCCCGGGCCGGGCACCGCTATACCGCGGTGCTCAACTACTCTGTGAGGCGCATAGAGGGACGGCTTGCGTGCATCCAAAAACTTCTCCAAGAGCCGATCCGAGCCTGCGTATGCTCTGCGGATGCCTTCGCCCTCAAGGCATTCGGTGGAAATCTCGAAGGCCACCTTCATATCCTTCGCGAACTGGGGATCAGCTCTGAGCCAATCGTAGATCACTTGGCGGGCGGTATCCGTTTCGTTGCAGGCTTGGGTAATGATGCCGGTTTTGGCGTAGGCACGCAGGAAGTGTTTCTTAGCTGTATGGTTACGGAAATTATAGTCCATATCTCGTCGCCTTGGGGTTCATTAGGGGGGGGTTTTCGTCGGCATAGCCGACATCATCGCGGTAATAGATTGTACATTTGGGTTTAAGGGCCTGGTCGCCGCGCGCCTCGAGGACAACGACCAGGCCGGTGGCGTCGGCGGGTTTCCGTGCGATGATAGCGGAGAGTTGGCGGTGTAGATCGGCGGCCCAGGGTGGCTGGCTCATGCTCTCATGATAGCGGGGTTGTGGCGGTTGTCAAGTTGGGCAAGAAAATTGGCCCAAAACTGTTATAACTTTTGCCAAATTGTTATAGACATCCCTGCCCTGCCATGATATGATAGGTACAGTAGAGATTGAGAGAGGGGGAGGCGAGAGAGAAACGAGACGAGGGGTTGCAGGGCCGGGGAAGCGAAGTCCGGCAGCGAAGCAAGGGCCTCTCATTAGACAGCAACCGGTGAGCTAGAACAGACAAGCCGGCGAATGACTCAGGAAACTGAGGTAGCGAATTCAGGATTCAAGAGCGGGTGGAATGCCGACTTGAGACGGGGAGAGGGAATTGAAGGCGGGTTAATCCCTGCCGCTTGGGGTATCTAGTTGAACACGTTGCGAGTGAGTGAACCAGGTCCGAGGTTGCTATCTGATGACTTGGCTAAGCCGCTCACCCAAGAAACGATAGCAGTCACACTAGGGCCTCAAGCGCAAGGGATTAAAACGGAGGGACGGATCATGGGCAAGCCAGCGTGGGGAATACCGGAAGACAGCTACATCAATCAGAGCCTGGAAGCCAAAGAATTTAGGCGGGCATGCAATGTGCTTTTCCTGAACGGGATAGGCACGCCGGAAGCCATCGTTAGTGCCCGACATACCACCTACGAAAAAGCGCTTCGGGCGATTGGGGATGCTCACTGCACGGCATACCTACAGAGATAAAGAAAAGTGTACCCGGCAGCTTGAGACTGCCGGGCGATGGACACGAAAGGAGCAAGCTATCATGTCCAAGCCCAGTATAGCACGGAAGCTCACACCTACCCAGGCCCAAGTGTTCAGCCGCTACTCCGAAGCGAACGCCTCCAAAGTAGTCAGTACGCTAACCTGTGGCTGCCAACCGTACCAGGATGTGTTCACCTACGGCCGCTGGCAAGCGATGGGATTCCAGGTACAGCGAGGAGAGAAGGCGATTCGCCTTCCCTTAATCAAGGAGGTCCAGGACGCGGATACCGAAGAAACCAAGCGGGTGAAGGGCATGAGCTTCGTGTTCTGTCGGCACCAGGTCCAACCCGCCAATGGCGAGAGCACCCCGCAACCACGGCCGCAGGCAGCACAAGGTACAGCAGAAGCACAGGGATTCACAGTTGCCGGATTCTACAACACAAAGCCCAGTGCCGATCGCACCGAGAGCCTAATGGAAGGGTGGAAAGCGCTATGACTACCACGGCTACCGTCTCCGATGCACTACTAGAGAAAATTACCGCTCTGCTGCGGATGGCAGAGCATCCGAACAGCAACCCCAACGAGGCCGCCCTTGCATTGGAGCGCGCACAGGCGCTTTTACTCAAGCACAACCTGGACAGGGCCAGCTTGGATACCGGCAACGGTAAGGGCGAGACTGAAAAGGCCGGGATGCTTGATCTTGGATACGATCATAACTGGCGCCCAACCTTAGCGCACGTTATCGCCAAAGCGAATCTATGCCGGGTAATACGGTCTCCGGCCGACAGCAAGATTCACCTGTTCGGGACCAGGACCAACGTGCGGGTAGTCCTTTCTATGTACCTGTGGATTGGCGAACAACTCGAAGGCATGGCTCTCAAGGACTTCAAAACCTACCGGGCCAGCGGCGGCCGGACGCATGGCACAACGTGGAAGACCAGCTACTTTATCGGCGCCGTGTCCACTCTGCGCGACCGCCTAGCCAAGCCCCTTGAGGCGTTCGCTCAAGGGGAAGGTCGGGCACTGGTACTCTACCAAAAGGACCTCGTAGACAGAGCCGTCAAAGGCGTATTCCCGCACCTGGCGCGTGGTAGTGCCGGGCGTGCCACATCCAACGAGGGACTGACCGCTGGACGTCAGGCCGGTAGCCGGGTGTCGTTCTCACGGCCGGGCACTCTAACCAGCGGCCGGTTACTCTTATCCTAGGCAGAGTCAAGGCCCTTCGGGGCCTGTAATGCGCAAGGCCGGTGACAAGCCCGGCGGGTCCCCTGGCCGGGTCGGGGAGTAGTTAAAGGGAGAAGAGAGAAACGGAACGATGAGGCTCATACGCGAGGGCAGCAACTACATAGCCCTCTCATCATTCGACGAGCGCGGTATCCCCAAAGACGCGGGCCTCCGGTGGGACCCCGCCCAGCGGCGGTGATGGACCGACAAGCCCGCCATCGCCTCCAAGCTAGCTCGGTACGCGGATGATGAGTGCCGCGCAGAGTTGGAATCAATCGCCACAGCACGCACTGAGCAGATCGAGGCCAGTCGGGCCGCCGATGCCGTAATTGATATGCCTGTGGCGAAGAGCGAGCCCGAAAGCAGTTTAGTTAGCAAGCCCGGTCGCGAGGCCGGACGTTGAAGGAGTATACGATGACACTGAAAATCGGGCGCACGTATGAGTACTGCAGGGTGTGTGGCAGTAGACTGACCCGACCAATCAGTCTCAGCGGGAAGCGCCCCACATGCCCGGTTTGCGTGGCTTGCGCACCATCGCAAACAAACCAACCCGGAGTTACCGTACTGCCTCGCGGCTAGGCGGCGCCAAGCGCTAACCAAGCCCACAGCCCGGCAGCTATTACACGGTAACAGCAAGCCAGTCCGACCGTGAGGCCGGGCGTTGGAGAAGGAGAGGAATGATGAAAGACCGGCACGGAGTCACCACATACTATTATTCTGATACGTGGCCATACGGCGAATGCGGCCATGCCCACAGGTCAGACGATGCCGCCGTGAAGTGCGCCATCCGAATCCTGCACGGCGACAAGCAAGCGGCAGAATTCTATGGCATCAATTCCCGCGCAGACCTCCGCCGCGTCGCGGATCGGTGCACGCGGAGGACTACCGTAGGCGTCTAACGCCAAGGTCGGGCGCGGAGTAGCCAGTCCGGTCGCGAGGCCGGGCGTTGGAGAGGGAGAGCCATGTAATCTCAATGACAACCTGACAACTGAATAGCCAGCCTCTCCGCTGGCACCTGCCCACGTACGGGCAGATTCGAGCGGAGAACAGGTCCCCTGGCCGGGCCGGGGAGTAGTGGAAAGGGAGAAGAAGGGACGATGAGAACGGGACAGGGATACTGCCCGGTTTGTGGCAAGTGGTATAGTCTGCTCGCCAACCATATCCAGGACAAGCCTGGGCCAGAACACCAGGCTTATCGGACAGCGCACCCCCACGCTGAGTCCTGGCATAGAGCACCTGACGGCTCGCCGTGCAGATGTACCGCCGAGGACCGACGGTACGGCTGCGGGTGCATCTAGCCCCTGCCGCCTGGGTCAGCCCCAAGCGAGAGGGACTAAAGCCAGCCCGGTCGCGAGGCCGGGCGTTGAAAGGAGAACGGGAATGGACGAGCTAGGGGTGCACTGCCATCACGATGTACTCCTCGAGATCGTAACCAGCTTCGAGAAGCGCGTGGAATATATCCGCGCCAATAAGCCCGCATCGGAAATCCCGCTCCGCCTGAGGCTGTTTCAACTCATCCCGCCTGAGCGCCTCCCCGCCGCGCTGGGGGAGACACGGGACGAGGGCAGACGCCTGTGGACCGAGGGCAACCGCCTACGGGACGAGGGCAGCCGCCTGTGGGCCGAGGGCAGACGCCTACGTGCCGAGGGCGACCGCCTGTGGATCGAGGGCGACCGCCTACGGGCTGAGGACAACCGCCTGTGGATCGAGGGTGACCGCCTGTGGGCCGAGGGCACCCGGCTGTGGACCGAGGGCAACCGCCTACGGTCCGAGGGCAACCGCCTACGGGACGAGGGCATTGCTGCGCACATGCCGGCACTACTCGCGCTCCATGCCGCGCTTTGCCCCGATTGCCCGTGGGATGGGAAAACCATCTTCACTCACCAGAACCAGGATGGCACGTGGTATTGATCGTGCCTGACCCTGGCAAAACCCAACCAGTCCGAGGCCGAGCGTTAGAAGGAGAAACGGAGATGAAAATCAGCACTGTATGTTGCGAAGCTGATCTCTTTGTTGAGGCAGTACCAGTCAGATGCAGTCAACATACTCACCATAACATCTGGCTACGTCGGTCTAAAACTGGTTGGATGCTTTGGAGGCGGGGTTGTCCCCCTGGTGAAGGGTGGGAGAGAAGCTTCCCCACCTACCAGGAAGCGAGGGACTACTGTTCCCCCGTAGAAATGCCCGAAACCGAGGAGGAGTTTGATACTCTCCTCAGTTTCAGCTACCGGGCCTCAGTTTTACGCGCTCACCTGAGCGCGCAAGATTCAAGAGCCCAATATTTACAACCCGGACAAGTTCTAACGTTGGAACGGTTGGAACGGTTGGAACTGTTTGAGGCTGCGCCGCGAGGCGAAGGCAACCCGCCTACGTGAGTGGGCGCTAGTCCCCTGACATCCTGCCTCTTCAGGGGCAGGCGTTAGCGGAGTAGCCAGTCCGGTCGTGAGGCCGGGCGTTGGAGAAGGAGATGGGGAAATGAACATGATCGAGAGCCCAACAGAGACCTACTGCCAATTTCCCAAAGCACACAGGGAAATTCCTGTGTGCTGGGATTCCTCCGGCAATGCTCTCGCCTGGGAGGACGGTCCGGCAGACGCTATCTTCCTAGTTTGCAACCTACCAGTGCAGAGAGAACCACTAGAGAGCATCTAGCTCAACGAAGCCAGTCCGGTCGAGAGGCCGGGCGTTAGAAGGAGAAGGACATGATTACGAGCAGAATCAGCCAGGAGTATCTGGACGCACTGAACGCACTGAACGCACTGGGTAGCTGCCCGTTGTGCGGCAGCGAGCAGATCGAATTGCGATGGAACGATGCGGCGGACCTTACGGGGTACTGCCCGTTGTGTAAGGAGTACTTCGAGGTTCGGGCCTAAGCACGCGCGAAGCCAGTCCGGTCGTGAGGCCGGACGTTGGACGAAGGAGAGGGAAAATGGACCGGAACCAAAAGGGGCAGATGTTGCTGAATCCGAACGCGCTGGCTAAACAGGCCGCTGGCACACGCTACAGCCGCTACAACGGCGGCTGGATCAAGACCGTGACTGGGCTGAACAAGCTCAACACGGACGGGTATTCCCTACGGGGGGAGTTCCTCAACGAAGATCGACTCCAATGGATCAGCCCATCGCTATACTTGGACTGCTCCATATCGGGGAGCCGCAAAAACCAGTCCAGCACGCACAACCTCTTCGTGGTCGATGAGGAGGGACAAGTCGCTCTTTTAGAAACGATCATCGATGCACGCGATTGGGCGCCACGGCTCTGGCCCGCGATTGAGGAGTACTTGGCCGGTCACGGCCCGAAGCTCTCCGAGTTGGCACAAAATGAGCGGCAGGAATTCATTATGGTCGCCCGCGCCGCAATGGAAACCCTGACGCCTGAGGAGCGCCAGCAAATATTTCTCGATATGCTGCCGGGCACTCCATAAGCCAGTCCGGTCGCGAGGCCGGGCGTTAGAAAGGAGAGGGACAATGGCAGCGGGAGCAGGGTATAAATGCGTAGGGAGTGTCCGCGGTTCGTGCGGCCACTCTCATCAAACCATCGCAGCAGCCGACAAGTGCATTGCCAGCGACCAGAGGGACTGCGCCCGGGCAGGCGGATATAGCGACCGGGTGGTTGTCCCGCCGGGGTACAAATTCCACAACGGGGCCATAGGCCATTGGGAATGGGATCGCGTAGCGCAATTGCAGCGCTTTGTGGAGGGGTAGGCAACTGGAAGGCCTGCGGAACGAAGCAAGCCCGGCTGTGAGGCCGGACGTTGGGAGGAGGAGAAAGGACTAGAGATGTTTATCTTCAAGGCCGGCCAGCCCCTCAACATCAGCGATTACGAGAACCCCTGGCTTCTCGGATTCGAGGCAGGGATAGCTGACGCCCAAGGAAATCCTTGGGCAACGTATGAGCAATTCACGGCCAACGCAGACAACGTCGTTGATTCCTACCGCAAATCTCAGAACTGCGTCCTGATGGACGACCCGGACTGTGAAAAGGATTTCGTGAAGGGCTTTCGCAGCGGCCTCTTCCGCGGGTTTGAGGACGCCAATGACATCGGGGCCGGAGCGGAATAACCAAAGCCAGTCCGGTCGCGAGGCCGGGCGTTGGAAGGAGAAGGGGAGATGAAGTCCACACGATGTTGGTGGGACGCTACGAATAGAGTTATCACCGTTTACCTCACTCCCCAACAAAAAACGGGGTACTGGTGGGAGGATGGGGAGCCATCTGACCGCGATTACTTTGAAGCTATGGGCAAAGACCAGATCGTGGCGGACATGGAATCCGGCCCGTACACCATAAATATCGTGCAGGTGCGGAACAAGCTGGCGGCGCAGCCTACGCTGTTGCCAAAGGGAGCACTTGTGGACCCACCTGCACCTAGCCTCCCGCCCCATAATTGCACGCCTGTTTCTGTGGGTCGGTGGAGCCCGTGGCAACGTTCGCGTCGCTACATTTTCAGGACATGTAGCTGCGGGCACGTGTACCGCTTAGGCCGAGTAGTCAGTCCGGTCGTGAGGCCGGGCGTTGGAATGAGAGGGGACGATGGTTACAACTACAACTACAGAAATCCGTAGCTGGCCAATAACGCACGGCTGGCACACTAGCCCCGGCGGCCAGCGCGTGAGCCTGGGGGACGGCGTGAGCCTGGGGGACGGCGTGCGCCTGGGGAACAACGTGAGCCTGGGGAACGGCGTGAGCCTGGAGAACAACGTGAGCCTGGGGAACGGCGTGAGCCTGGGGAACAACGTGAGCCTGGGGGACGGCGTGCGCCTGGGGGACGGCGTGAGCCTGGGGAACAACGTGAGCCTGGGGAACAACGTGAGCATGGGGGACGGCGTGAGCCTGGGGAACAACGTGAGCCTGGGGAACTACGTGAGCCTGGGAGACGGCGTGAGCCTGGGGGACGGCGTGAGCCTGGGGAACAACGTGAGCCTGGGGAACAACGTGAGCCTGGGGGACGGCGTGCGCCTGGGGAACAACGTGAGCCTGGGGAACGGCGTGCGCCTGGGAGACGGCGTGACTAGCGAGGCATTGAACGAATGTTTCCGCCAAGCGTACCTCTCTGGTTCAGAAACCCACATCTTTTGGAAATGGGTGACTCCTGCCCGGAAGTCCCCCAATTTCGATGGGGGTACGGTGCTGACGTACGCGCAGGAAGCCGTCGTCGAGGCGGAGGCCGTAGTGAGCGATCAGCAGTGCGCGGCGGGGCTGCATGTGCTGCGTCCCGGATACCGGCCGGAATGGGTGGGACTGTGCGCCCCTGGCCACGATCTGATTTGCCTGCGGGTGGAAGTGGCCAGCGCGGATATTCTGTTTGCCGGCCTACCTACGATGGACGCGAAGGTCCGGGTGCAGAGACTCAAGGTGCTGGATTAAAAACTATACGGTTTTCACGGGAACCCGGTCGTGAGGCCGGGCGTTAAAGGAGAAGAAAAGTGAGCTACAACATGACGACCCTAACCACCACGCTCCGGCTGCTCCGGCAGCACGACGCGTGCACTAATCGGTACCCCCACCTGCGCTCGGCCCTGGGGCCACACTACAGCCACGACCGCCCCATCACGCTCCTGCAAATCCTGGACCTGAACGGCCTGGATGACGCGCTCTGGGCGTTGCGGGCCGTACCGGCGGAACAAGAACAGGAGCGAGACCGTTTCGCCCGCGTGCTGGCCTGCGACTACGCGGAGCATGTGCTGCCGATTTTCGAGGCCCTCTGCCCTCACGACAGCCGACCGCGGGAGGCTATCGCAGTGGCCCGACGCTTCGCCGCCGCCGAGGCCAGCAGGGAAGAACTCGACGCCGCCGAGTCCGCCGCCAGGTCCGCCTGGTCCGCCGCCGAGTCCGCCGCCAGGTCCGCCTGGTCCGCCGCCGAGTCCGCCGCCGAGTCCGCCTGGTTTGCCGCCGAGTACGCCGCCGAGTCCGCCTGGTACGCCGAGTACGCCGCCGAGTCCGCCTGGTACGCCGAGCGAGCATGGCAGGAAGCCCGCCTGAGGGAGATATTGTCATGACCCGCCTTCAAGAAACTCACGCCCAGCCCCGGCCGATCTGCCCCAACCCAACCTGCGCCCGCCCGATGTGGAGCCGGGGCCTGGAGTGGCGCGGGATGGGGGCCAACCGGCACGCCAGCCGGGTTTGGAGCTGTCCCAAGTGCGGCCGGATGCGCACGATCCGGCTGGATGAAGTCGAAATGCTCGAAGCATTGTTGAAGAAGGAGGCGCAACTTGACCATCACGCCAAACGCTAGCAACAGCATCACGATTGACACAGAGGAGGGGCGGTACCTCATCACAGACGGCGAATTTGGCCTCTTTGTGCGGGAGGCAAACTCCCTGCGCATGACCGTTACGATTCGCAAGCCCGCCTCGCTGGACATCGACCACGAACAGTCAGCCTACTCTGTTCAGATCAGGAGGGAGAAACCATGACATTCCGACAGGCAATCAAGGCCGCACTCTCGGTGCTGGCCCCAGTGGAAGGCGCAGAGGTAACGTGGGAGCACAGGCCCCCAAGCGCCACCAGCCAGGGAAACTTCATCTCGCGCGACGAGGCGGGAGAGGTGCAGATGAACTACAACCACTACCAAGATCTCGAAGAGGCCGCGGCTGAGTTTGCCGCGGCCATTGCGTTCGACCGGGCAATGGAAGCGATAGAGACCGCGAAGATGAAGGAGACGAAATGAAATACCTGTGGACCATTGAGGCCATGAACTCCATCGGGAGCAACCAGGGCATGGGGGCCGCGGCCCTGGTTGCCATCGCGGAGCGCCTGGGCCGTATCGCCGAACTCATGCAAGCCGCGCAGGAGCAGGCCGCCACCATCAGAGAGGAAGAACTGAGCAGACAACGTTTCCTGCGAGAAATCGGCAAGTGCCGTAACCCCGAGCACAAAGAAGGCAGTGAGCCATGAGCACTGAGCTTGAGATCATCACCTATCAGCAATGGGACGCTGCCGTAAGCCGGGCAGTTAATGCCGAGATGAAGGGCAACCATCGAGCCATGACTCATAGTAGCGTCTGCAACCGAACGCACCGCTACATCGTGGAGATCAGAGACGGAGAGCGAACCATGGTTCTGAAGGCTGGATGGAGACAGGCAATCAAGCTGGCAGCAATAGCCACGTAGACCCCAAACACGAGAGGCCCGGCTACCAGTTTAGCCGGGCCTCTGCGCGTCCGGCATCAGCCGAGGTTGCCGCTCCACTATCACAGACTCAATCTCCTGTAGCGTCGGCATCCGGCGGCGGAACTGCAACACCGGGTGTGCCGGGCAGTGAAGCCAGCTCACGACCACGCCCCCGCGCTGACCCACGCGGCACCCACATGGATAGTAGTCGTCGCGTAGTTCGGTCACAGCAGATCCAACTGCCGCACCCGCTCCGGCTTGAGACATGATTTATTGAACCAGACAACCTCGCGAGCGCTATTCTCCCTGCCGGCACCGTTGCCCTGATTGCCATATCCGCCAACCGCTTTCCACGCCAGCACCTCCCACGAGTCCGGCATATCATGCTCTCCGGCATACCCGCAAAACGCGATCCGATACCGCGGGTCCTCCCCGTGAGCTATCGCCCAGGCCCGCACCTCGTGCGCGACTGTCAGATTTTCCACTGCGTAGATCTCGTTGTCCCGGCCCGATTCAGCCGAATAGGGCGGGTCCAGAAATACCCCCACCAAGCCGGTTTCCTCCCGGCAGGCCACCGGCGTACATACCCTGGCCCAATCGCCCGAACATACCCTCACCCTACGCAACCGATCTGCTAGCCTCCGCATCCACGCCAGGATGCCCTCATGCACTGCTTCGCATAAACCCCGGCCGTCATCCCCCAGGTGAACTAGCTTCCGATTCACGCCCTGGCCGTCATCCCCCAGGTGAACTCGCGTCCGATTCACGCCCTGGCCGTCATCCCCCAGGTGCACTAGCTTCCGATTCACGCCCTGGCCATCGTCGCCAGCTTTCACCAACTCGCCGTCCACGGCGTGCCAGGGGCCTCGTCCCGAACAGAACCCGCCCCCGATCCAACAGCACATGCCCCAACACCACCACCCGGCTATTTTGGCATCGTAGTAGTCCGGATCCCCCTCCAGGCGCTCTCGGAGTGATGCCTTTTGGCTTACCAGCCACGCGTGGCGAGCGTGCAAGCAGTTTTCCAGAACGGGGTGGTCTGCCCACTTCGCCACCGCGTCCGGGTCCGCCTGTAGCGCCCGCCAAAAATTCGAGACCATTCCATCCATATCATTTATCGTCTCGGTCCGGTCCCACCAGCAATGCGCGTTCGGCCTGGCCAGCAGCACCGCCGCCGACCCCGCAAACGGTTCAATGTAGCTGGCCACGTCCCCCAGGCGGTCCCACACCGCTGCCGCGATGGTGCGCTTCCCTCCAAAATACGGGAACGGAGCTCCCCGTAGCCCCGTTCCCCGTAGTCCCCCTTCACGCCACATGCGCCCGCCTCAAATCGGATATCACCCTCCGCAAGCTGTTCTTGTGGTAAACGCTGACACCAGCAGCCACGCACTGTTTCGTCAACGCCTCTACCCACTCAGCCGCGGGAGGCTTCGCCCCGGGACTCGAATCCCCGCCAATAATGGCCCAGGAAATAGCACACTTGCCAGCGTCGCTCATCATAGACCAAAACCACGTTCCAGCATCAACCTCGGACAAAAGCGGCTCAAACGAGATAAACCGATGAGCCGCGGGCGTCTGTAACAGCAGCGGTATGCGCTCATCAGCATCGGCCTGATTCGTCACTGAGACCCCCACCCATATATGGCGCTGTGGCAAATAGCTAAATGGGCGATGATTCATGCTGGCCTCAAGTACGGTCATAAACTCTAACATCCGCCCCGCCCGCTTCGTCAACACGTAGAACGTATGTTGCTGATTCATGCGCATCTCTGCAAATACGCGCCGTATAAAAGTGAACGGGATAGAGGGGTCAAACAGGTCACCAGCAGAATCGACAAAGATTCGCGATGGTTTTCTCACGCGTGCCGGTTGCGCTAATCTCTCCGGGTGACACGTCGGCTCGAAGGACTGCTTGAATCTGTGAGCAATCCTGCGAGCATAACAGTAGGAGCAGCCCAATGAGCAGCCACTGGTCGGATTCCATGAATAGTCAAAGGTCTCGATGCGCGTTTTAATCATTTTCGGCCCCCTCTTTTGCCCCTACTAATCGTTCCCTGTTTCACGCTTCCTCCTACTCTACCTCAGCTACTCGTCTAGGTATACGCTAATATGAACAGAGCGAGCATTCCCTCGCTTGCGAGCAGTTTCAGCTTCTTTCCGAATCTTGGTTACCCCTCAAAATCGTATCATTCCCAACACAACGATTAAAGTCTTTGAAAAACTTAGACCTACAGATTGTACAGGACATCACATATGCAACCAACCCTCTATGGTGCGGGATTTTCTGTAATAGTGTTGCCGGACCTCCGCACTTAGGGCAAAGAACTGTTGGCATCTCGTTCAATCTATTACCCTTACCCTCACCGGCACCCGCCCAGGGGCAAGGCTGCCTGCAAGCACCACGAAGACGGCCTCTGGCACGTCCAGAGCGCCAGGTTCTAACTTGCCGGTATCGGAGATCACCAGCAGCAGGGACCTCCCCGTCGGCCCACGCACCTCTAGCCAGGTCCCCAGCGGCCAGGAGGTCGCCGCGGCCACCCCGCTCATGGTCGGCTCGTAGGTGGTTATCCCATCGCGCATGACGTTGCCCGCGAGATCCGGATGGTAATAAGTGAGCGTCCCCGTCACCGCCGTCACAATGTCCGCGCCTTGCCGTATACGGCGAACAACACCAGCATCAGCATCCAGAGTACGTCGCTCCATTCCATTGTTTACATCCATCCTCGCCGATTGGCCAACCAGCAGATCCAGCCCGTTATGGCCCCCACGCGCTGCAATTGGTTCGAGGGGGAGGACTCGAACCTCCGTTGACAGGTTCAAAGCCTGCTGGCCTACCTCTAGCCGACCCTCGATCATGTTGGTTTCCGGGGTAGGACTCGAACCTACGTCTCGATTTTCAGAGAATCGCATCCTACCGCTAGACGACCCGGAATTGGGGCCGGGCGGATACCCGTTACTATGCTGCTGCCCCTTGCCTACCACCCAGGCCCCTGTGGGAGGCCCTGGGGCGGTTGTAGGGAAGGGCACCACGGCATCCAGCACAACGCTAAGGCCCAGCGCAAGGAAAATAACGACGGCGCTAACCCGCATTCTCTCTAATTTGGGTGGGTAGCCACCAATGGTTGCGCTCACCGCATTCCCATATTGAGCGAGCTACGGCAGCAACTTGGATTAATTCCAGTTGGATTTGTAGTCCATCGTCAGCAGACTTACTAAAGTGCCGATTTACAATTGCCTGAGCAAGCTCTCCGACTTCCTCGGAAAGTATCCCCAGCCACTCAATGGGTAAATGATCCTGTTGCCCCCACTTCTTATCCTGTTGTATCCGTTCTGCTATTATAAGGTCATCAAATATCATCGTTCCCTCACCTGCTGCATTATCTGCATGTAGTCCACTCTGCCACACTGCCACACTCAGGCCAATCCAACAGCCCCCAAAACGGGAGCGAGACGACCAGGAGAAACATGAAGTTCTTCATGTTATACCCAAGCCGCCAGATATTCACGCATAAGGGACGCCTCGGCGGACTCACTCAAGGGCTCCGCAGGCCCCCGACCGAGGGGACAGCGCAGCTTGGGGATAGAGCCGTAGAGCCGACACATGAAAGGGCGAACGGGGTAGATAGAGCATCCATCGGCCCCAGCGTACACGCAGGTCAGGCCATCCGTCGTAGGCAGAACGGCCAATGGAGAGTGGAGCACCGCAAGTCCCCGCTGGGTGAGCCACTGCGCGATAAGCGCCGTCTCAGATGGCGCGCAGGGCGTCGGGCCACAGCAGTGAGAGCATCCAGGTACGCACTCGAATGTCGGAAGTTGGGCATAGAGGCGAAGCAACCGGCGGCGCCAGTTCATCCTTTCGCTCCTTCCCCCTCGAACTCGTACTGCATAGCACGCTTCACTGCCTTGGCCAGGGCTCGGTCGATGGGTTGAGGCACGCCATTGCCGACCGCTGCCTTCTTGCCCTGCATGGTGAAAGGGCAATGATCTAGCCAGTCTTCCGGTAGCCCTTGTAGTTGCAGCATTGCGCCCAGGGGGACCAGTTTACCCCCTTTATCATGGGGAAGGACGTTCTTTCGGGTCAGATGCCGGTGATCGTCAACCCGCATATCGCTTGTGACGGCTTGGCGGCGCACCTTATCTCGCTGGCTAGGAGTCGGGCCATGGCCAGCATAGACGGCCCAGCCGAAGTCTGCGGCCTCGAATATGACCAGGTCCGCGCTAAGGTCCAACTCCCGTCCATCCCTGGTCCCGAAGGAGAATCGCCGCACCCTGTGTTGCGTGCCTCCCACCCATCGGTTATTGAGCAGGTAGTCCCGGACTACATAGCCCTCCACGATCGGCAATGGCGCTTGCCGCACATTCTCCATGAGCCACCAATCCGGTTGGGCCTCGGTGATCACCCTGCAGAATTCCGGTATCAGGTTCCCCCACTTGGGGGTCCCCCCATTGTGCCGCACCAAGTGCGACAGCGATGAGAACTCCTGGCATGGCGGTCCGCCGATTATGCCGGGAAATATGCCGGGCTCCAGATGAAACCGGCGGTTGTCACCGCCCCAGATGGGGTCAGGACCGCGGACGATGCAAAAGCCTTCGGACTCGAACGCCAAGTCCAAGATCCCCAGGCCAGGGGAAAGGCTACAGACTAGGGACTGCATTGGCATCACTCAGGCGCCTCCTGCCATATAGAGATGATGGTCCGCGGTGCCCGGACCGGGTCCACCGTCACAGTCACGAACCGCACCGCGACATGCTCGATAGAGTCGTCCACCAGCACCCCCAGGTTCACCAGCGAATCCAGAACAGGTTTTCCGACCCTGGCCATGAGGTTATCCGCATCCCTGCGCCGCTTCTGAGCTACAATGAGATCGAAGCCAATTTCCACGCCGGAGAGTTTCCAGTCTTTCACCCCCTTCGCTAGCGCTGCCAACCCCACCATCTGCATGAACTCGTGGCGCTCGCGGGCACGAACCGCCCAATGCACCCTTGAATTCGGAGACTGCGATGCAGGGGGTAACATCGGCACCTCGAACCAGGCTATCTCCCGCAACGCCCGGTAGACCGCGGGCAGTTCACTCAGCGCACGGGACAGTCATAGCCCAAGTTCCTCCTTGAACTTTCCCCAACCCGGGAGGCAAATAACATCCGCATCGGACAATATCGTTTCCACCCGCTCGATTATCGCCAGCTTCATGGCGTAGGCGCCTTCCTGCCAGGCAGCATAGCTATCCTGCCCTGTGTAAAACAACTCCCCCTGAACCCAATAGCTCTTGTGAAATGGATTCAGCGGCCACCAGTCAGGGGGCTTACTCATGCTTCACCCCCAGCAACTCCCACGGCCATTTGTGCGTCCGGTGGTCGTCCTCCCGCTCCGTAGCCATCGGATCGAAATACGGCAAGCACAATTCCGGGATCACGGCCGGCAGGCACTCGACGACATGGACACGAAAGCCCTCTCCATCGTTCACCGATGCCTCGCAGACGCCCTCCCCCATGTTCCTCGCTCGCTGAATCGTTGCCATCAACTCTACCAGTGCCTCGTGATCCCCCACAATCCATACATCATCGTGCCACGCTCCCTGTCCGTAGAGGTGCAGTATCCTCATGCCGGCTCATCCTCCAGCGGGCACCACCCCGGAATAGGATCACCAACACCGACCCACCTACCGATCACCCGATTCGCCACCGAGGGATGCTGACAATACCAATGATCTCCCGATTCCGGACCACTGGTTCCCCTGACACCAAACGAGTGCTGCGAATTCGGACACTTCCGACAAGACGTCACTAACCTCACAATGCGTTTCGCCATCATTCCATCTCGGACTGACTGAGTTTCTCCGCGGCATCCCCGATAGAGCTTAATGCTCGCCAGATGCCCGTAGCGATCTTGAAATCTTTCTCCTGAACCTGCGATTGGCTCAGGTAAGCCCTGACAGCCTGCTTGAGTTCCGGCAGGGCATCGAACAATACCCCGCAAACCTGCTCCCGTAGCTCGTTTCCAGTCATCATGCTCCTTTCTCAAACATCCCTCTCGTATTCCAGCCCGCAGCGTTGGCACCGATAGACCACGACATCCACCGTTCGGCTACTGCCAAGACCGCTCGTTGCCTGCGGGTACCAGTACACCTTTTGGTACCCCCCGACCACGATGCTGGAATGCGAGCATGTCCACCCGCCGGGGCTGCTGTTGGTACCCGTGCCGGTCACCCGACCACCCTCTTCTCGATCACCAGGGCACCGTTCCGCAGCAAGCATGTCCCCCCCAGGTCACACCCCTGACCCGACTGCCCGTAGGGGCACTGGTCAACGGCCCACTCCACCGGGTAGAGCGTGCCGTCGATCTCCTTCGTCTGGACCTTTTTCACCTGTCCCATTCTCCCCCGGGCGCACACGTCAGGCCATAAAAGGCTAACCCAATCTCGTAGTCAGCTAATAGCCCTTCCCATTGGGCCTGCCATCGCTGGTATTTTGCTCCTGTATCGTG